CACGGAAGGAGGCTGTGATAGTGACGGCCTGGCTCAACTCAGCTCTGCGTGCGATCCTGAGTGTGCCGACCGAAGAACTGCCAGATTTCCTCGACGGCCAGAAGGCCGAGGTTCCCGAAGAAGGGGAACTCGAGGACAGCAATCCCGGTGCTGAGGAACCGGACAACGACGACGAACCATTCTGAGGTACGTTATGGATAAGACAGAAGAAATGGCGATGGTACAGTCGCCGCAGAACGCGATCGCTTGTACGAGACTGGAAACGATCAACTTCGACGGACTGATGAAAGCCGCCGAACATCTCGTCAAGTCCAACTTCCTGCCCGACAGCATCAAGACCGCCCAACAAGCCGTGGCCATTGTTCTGACCGGCCGTGAGCTCGGCATCCCGACCATGCAGGCACTCCGACAGATCAACGTGATCAAGGGCAAGCCGACCATGGGCGCCGAGCTGATGCTCGCGCGCGCCTATCAGGTCGTGCCGGGGTTCGCACACAATGTCACCGAGAGGTCGGCGACTCGCTGTGCAATCGTGTTCTCTGCGCGTGGGCGAAAGGACTACGAGCATGAGTTCACGATCGAGGATGCGAAGAAGATGGAGCTGTCCCACAAGGACAACTACCACAAGCAGCCCAAGACCATGCTGTTCTGGCGCTGCGTGTCCGGTGGGCTCCGTGCGTTCGCGCCTCATGCAGTCAACGGGGTATACACTCCCGAGGAAATGAATCCGGATCTCCGGTTCGACACCGAGGGAGCGCCGCTACCGGGACAGATCGAAGCCCCGGAACCCAAGACGATCCCGGCCGAGGAAGTGGAAGTGAAGCCTCCGGCCGAAGCCGCAGCCGAAGCTGGCGGCAAGATCGAACAGGCCCGGAAGGAAGCCGCGGAACGGGACAAGAAGAAAACGGCCGACAAAGGCAAAGGAAAAGGCAAAGGCAAGGGCAAAGGAAAGAAGGAAACGAAGAAGCCCGAGCCCGAGAAGAAGCCTGAGCCGGCTGCCGAAGCTACTCCCCTGCAGAAACTCGACCATGAGAACCAGCCCACCGGCGCCAAGCTGAGCGTCGCCCAGGTCGCCAAGATCAAGACGGCCTTTGCCAAGTTCAAGCTCGGCGAGAAAACGCTCGAGGACTGGTGCAGGCTCGACGCCGGCGACTGGACCGTGAGCGTCCGGAAGGATCTGCTCAAGCTCCACGCGCTGCTCAAGGCCAAGACTGTCACACCGGAGGACGTCAAAGCCCACATCGAAGCCCGTCTTGCTGAGTAGCACATCTCAACCTGTAGGCGGAACGGTTCCATGCCGTTCCGTCTGCAACCAAGGGGAAAGACGATGGCAACGATACCCGAAGCAACGAGGATCCCTCCGTATTCAGAGGAAGCGGAACGTGGGATCATCGGATCCATTCTCTTGGATCCCAAGGCCATTCGTGTTTGCATAGAACATGAGCTCATGCCGGACGATTTCTATGTGCCGGCGCATAGGCTGATCTACGAAGCGGCCTGTGAAATTTTCGAGAAGAAGCATATCCCCGATCTTATCACCGTGCCTGAGAAGATGCAGATGAAGGGCACGTTCGAACAGTGTGGCGGGATCATGACGCTTCAAAGAATCGTGGATGCCACGCCGACTTCGGCGCATCTGCAGTATTACCTGAACATCGTACAGAGAAAGGCAAAGCTACGGCAGGTCATTCAAGTCTGCCGGGATACCGAAGGCGAAGCATTTGAGACTGACGAGGGAATCGAAGCGTTCCTGTCGAAGCTGAAGTTCGAGTTCCACAAGATCGGTTTCAACCATCGGCCGACTGAATCTGTGTCCGAGATAGTCCAACGCCTGATCGCATCCTATCACGGAGCGAGAGAGACAGGCAGCACAGGACTCAAGAGCCGCTGGTTTGATCTGCAGAACAAGGTGGTCGGATTCTTCAAGCAGAAAATCACGATCATTGCCGGCCGGCCAGGTCAAGGCAAGACTACGTTCGGCTTGAATGAAGCTCTCAGCCTTGCGCTCACCGGGATCCCGGGCCTGATCATCTCGATCGAAATGACAAAGGATGAGATTGTCGAGAAGCTGATCGGGGATTTCGCTGGTCTGAATATCAAACAGTTTAAGCTCGGCCGCTGCAGCTATGAAGAGGTCCAGCGATTCAAGCTCGCCGGCGATGTGATCGAACAGCTGCCGCTGTATATCCTTGACGGGAATTTCACGATCGAACAGATCTGTGCGGCCGTGAGAGAACACGTTGAAGAATACAAGATACAGTTCTGCGTCATAGACTACATCCAGATTGTGTCTCCGTCCCAAGGCAAGAAGTTCCAGAATCGAAATGCAGAGCTCAGCTTCATGAGCCAGCAGATCGTGGCCCTGGGAAACGATACAGGGATCCACTTCTTCGTAGTGTCTCAGCTCTCGAGAGGAATACGGCCGGGAGAAGAACCGGAGCTGCATCACCTGAGAGATTCCGGGGCGCTCGAGCAGGATGCCTACATGGTTATCTTCATCTTCGAGAACCCGGATGCCGAAGGCGAGTTTCTGGACAACGCTCCAACGATCGTCAAGGTAGCCAAGAATCGTGGCGGCGAGATCGGGAAGGTGTTCCTGACGTTCGAGAAAACGAAGCAGAGATTCAAAGGCCAGGACAACCGGGCATTCATCCTCGAGGACTACCTGCATCTGCTGAGAGAGGAAGAAGAAGATGATGAGGAGGCTCCGTTCTAATGAGATCAACTACGAGTAGGACTAAGGTGCTGTTCGAAAAAGAAGGATACATCGTAGCCTCTGTCGAGAAGTGGAACGCTCACGTAGGCCCGTTGGTTCCCGACGATCCGATCATGTGTCCCGAATGTGGTACGGAGATCGAACAGTTCCGCAAGGCAGGGATCCGTCAAGACCTGTTCGGGTTCGCTGACCTGATTGCATTTCATCCGGAAAAACCTGGCATCATACTGATCCAGTCTACGTCCGGAGGCGAACACGCTCGAAGAGTGGCAAAGATCCACGGCGTTGATGTAGCACGGAAATGGGTAAAGGATCCGATACGGCAGATTGCAGTCGTATCGTGGTCGAAGCGAAAACAGAAACTGAAAAAGGGCTGGAGTAAGAAGTCGTTCTGGTCCCCAAGGATTGAGTTCATTACAGAGATAGACTTCGGGAAATTACCGTTTTAATCACAAACCGACAGGACAGGAGGTATCCAATGGGCGAGATAGCTGAAGATATGGTTGACGGCCTGTGTTGTTCACACTGTGGGGTGTACTTCGAGAAGGAACATGGGTATCCCGTGCTCTGCCAAGATTGCCATAAACGTGACGAAGGTGAATCTGGTCTTCCAAAGGCAACAGAGAAGGAACTGTAAATCCTCACACCCTACGACAGAAAGAGAGATTTGAGAATATGGTGGGCGTACGGTCAACAAGCTGCTCAAATCGCACCTTGTCTTGGGGCATACGTCTTAAGCGATACCCCGTACCTGCGCCCACCTAATCCTCACATAGTCCAACAGAAGGAGAGAAATGAGAGAGAGATTACCAGACACAAGACGGTCGGTGACACACAAGGTCACAATCGGAGGAAAGACCGAAGTGTATTTCATTATCGGTCTGTATCCTGATGGCCGGCCGGGAGAGCTGTTCATTCGTGTCGGCCAGGATGGTAGTACGATCGGTGGACTGGCAGAACAGTGGGCCATAGCGATCTCGATGCTTCTTCAAACGGGAACGACAATGAAGGAGATCGCGCGAAAGTTTGGTCACACACGGTTCGAGCCGGCGGGGTTCACCGACAGTGACGAGATCAGAGAAGCAAAGAGCATTACGGACTACGTTGTAAGATGGATGGAAAGGAGGTTCGACGATGAGAGGGTTCAAGGCAACGACAGTGAAGAGGTCCCCACGGAAAGGGAAGAAGAAACGAACAGGGCGTAAAGCAGGCATCGGGCCGCTGCGTCCAAAGCGAGGAAGGAGACACCTGATTTGACGCCGCTTCAGATGGCACGGAAAGAGTGTGCGAATTTCCTGCCCGACTCTACCTGCATGGCCAAGCGAACCAAGTGCCTGCTGACCGACAAGTTCCGCTGTACCTACTTTGAAGAGGCCGTCCTACCGATGGCCCAAACCGTAGCCGATCCCAAGATTTCCATTCCGTTCATGCAGGCTGCCAAGATCTACATGAGTTACACCGAGCAGAATCCGCACCGCATGGTGATCTACGGAGGAACCTGCGCCTCGAGAAACTGCCAGAGCAAACGGCTGAAGGGATTCCGGTACTGTCCGGAATGTGGTTTGAAACAGAAGAAAGAGAAAGCTCGACTGCGAAAGCAGAAACAGAGGAAGAGGCGATAATGGTATTCGTAAAGGAAAGACTCAGGCAGTTCGAGAGAACGTTGGTTGATCTTCGTCTGCCTCCGGTTACATCGAAGCTGTTGCGCTTGGCGTTCTTCGCCGGCGCCGGGGCTGTGGTCGAACGGATGTATAAAACAGCCGAGGCTGGAGCCTCCGATGAGGTCGGACAGGCAACCTTCAGTGGCCTCTTGGAAGGGGTCATTGCGGAGTACAAGAAGGCCCAACAGGATCTCGGGCTCGATAACTGATAGCCTGTCACGCTTTTGTGCATTTTGAGGCGTTGATTATCAACGACTTACAGAAGCGATTTGAACGATCCTATAGGATCACCCTGACCCCCCTGAAATGGCCTATAAAAGCGTGACATAGGAGGGCTCTGATGAAGGCCGAAATCTGTCGCCGCTGCTCGTCCAATCCGGTGCATCCGGATCTGGTCAGCTACGGTGTCTGCAAGGAATGTTGGAACGAAACGGTCGAGGCCGTCGAAGGTCGGCTCGACAAGGGAACAGCATACGAAAGGATGAGAGGCAAGCCATGGATGAACTCGAAGCTGCAGAGAAAGAGATAACACGGCTCGAGAAGAAAGTCACGGAGATGGAACGACTCCTGGCCGAGAAGCCTGTGAACCATACCACGATCCACGAAGGATTGCCGGTATGGATTGATACCTGCCTTCAGGTATTCAACTGGAAGGACGCAATCTGGAACGAGCACCAGCGCCAACTCGAGAAGTGGGGTGTCCAAGCCCGGACCCCGTTCGAGTGGATGGCATATCTCACGGAAGAAGTTGGCGAGCTGGCCGAAGCTGTCTCCAAGTGCTGCTACCGTGACGGAGATCATCACCGGATTGTGAAGGAAGCCGTACAGGTAGCGACACTGGCCGTGAAGATCGGGGAGATGGCACACGAATCATGAACACAGTCAGAGAAACTTCTCTCGAGGCGTACTACTACATCAGGGACAACGGCCTACTGAGCAAGGTACGGTTCAAGGTGTACGAGTACCTGTTCCACCATGGGCCGGCCGCTGCCAAGGAAGTAGACATGGCCCTCAACAACGGCCGGGACTACACGGCCGGAACGTATGTCTCTCGCCTGAGCGAACTGCGAGATGCAGGCGTAGTGAAAGAGGTCGGGTTCAAGACCTGCAAGCACACTGGCCGGCGCCTGATCGTTTGGGACGTTACCAGTCTTAGAGATCCAATCAAACCTCAGAAGAAAACGAGCAAGACCCAACAGCTCGAGGCAGAGATCGAGAGACTACAGGACATTCTCAGGGCTCATGGAATTGACTTCGAACAGAGCGAGCTTCCTCTCGAAGAGGATCCGTTCTGAATACACACAGAAAGGAGGTGATATAGATGGTAGTGGCCAAGAAGAAAAAGAAACCGAAGAAGAAAAAGACCAAGGCCAAGAAGAAGCCCGCAAAGAAGAAAACGACGAAGAAGAAATCCAAAGCCAAGCCGAAATCCCGCAGGCCGAAACAGCAGGAGCTTCTGAAGGTAAAACGCGACAAGGTTGGGCGGGCCGCCGCGGCCTACCTGAAGGCTCGGGACATCCTGGCCGACGCGAAAGAGGATGTGATCGAGAAGGCGTTGAAGCTGGTGAAGCTGCTCCGCGATGCCAAGCGTAAAGAGATCAAGGTCGAAGGGACGATCATCACGCTTCGCCATGTGGAGTCTCAGGACTTGCTTCGGGTGAAGAAACCTCGCGAATAGAAAGGAGGAAAGGTTCAGATAAGCAGCTCTCGGGGGAGCTCGGATGTGCTACCGGGCTCCCCCAATTTTTTTTTGCGGGTGACGCTCGCGAATCGGAAAGCGCTCGAAGCCCTCACGCTATCCGAATCGCCACGCTCATCAGGAAACTACGTCCAGAACACCATCGCCCAAAAGCTCCGCTTTCGTCCGATCGAGTTCTGTCCTCTGGCGTAGTCCTTCATGAAGGTACTTGCCGAGTCCGAAGTCAGCGATCATCACGAAGTAGCCCAAGCGCCACAGGCGTTCGGTATGGATCGGAGAAGGAAACTTCTGCTCTCCGATAGGATACAGGATGTCAATGCCGTTCACGCTGTAGGCCAGGACGAAGCCCTCAGTACAGTACACGTTATGCTCTATGTTCTTGAGACTGATCCTGCGCCGGATCCAGTTGTGGGCGATCTTCAGCAGCAGGATCTTCTTCAGCGCGGCCTTGTCATAGGGCGTCTTGAGCGCAGCCATGGTCTTGATCGAGGCGCCGGTACAATCCTGAAATGCCTCGAAGTACATCTTGTGATTCAGGGTGACAAACGTGTGCCAACGGAAAACGGCAAAGACACGTTTCCCTTCTTGGAACTCTGCGAGTCTGACCTTGAACGGAACGAGCTTGTAGTGCGGTGGGGTAGCGTATCCAACATGGATGCCGGATGGCAGGACTACGATCGGTTCATCGTGGTTGTGCTTGGCCCCGGTCGTGGAGAGGATCCCCTTGACCATGATCCAGTCCTCGAGGGACATACCCGGCTCGACCCAAAGGGTCATAACCAAGTCACCGGTACGAAACTGCTCGGGCGAGAGGTTCAGGTTCGTATTCGGATCGTATAGTACTGGGGCCTTGTCGGCCATTACGCAGCTTGCCTCGGGCGTCTGCGCCTACGCACAACGGGGAGCTGCCGGCCACCACCACGACGCCGACGACGCCTGCGCCACTTGGCAAACGTCTGAGCGAGTGCGGCCTGTCGCTTCGTGCGGGTATCGGCCCGAGATCCGGGAGCTCGGACTTGGGCTGCATACGCGGCTGTACTCATGCCGGCCGCCTTGGCCTTGGCGCTGAACGCACCGGGACGTTTGATCACTTCGCCTCTTGGCTTGCCGAACAACTGGCCTCTTCTACGCCTTTTCCTTGCCATGACTACCTCCTACTCTCTGGTCTGGATTCGTTCAACTGCGGCCCGAACTGCATAGGACAGCTCGGGAGTATACTGTCTACCAACAGCTTCGTATCTGGCCTTGAGCGAACGATCGAAGTCGCGGAGTCCCTTGCCAAGAAGAAGGATCTTCTCGGCTGCACGCTCCATGCCTTTCATGTCGTCCTTGTTCAAGGCATCGAAGAACTCTCTGTAGTACTTTGAGACTACACGACCCTTGGCTCGCTTGAACGCAATGTCAGGATCCACGCCGTTTCGTCGGGCTGCATCTATCGTGGTTGCAACGATGGATCGGAGATCAACCTTCTGGAGTCCCTTTGGCAGCTCGGTCTTGTCCACGTATGCAGCCAACGTCTTGGACATTGTGTAGGTCACGGATCCGGGGCTAATCCCCTTGGCCTGGGGAGCGATAAACGCAGTAGGAGAACCGTCGAACGCGGAGGTAATGGAGATCGGAAGGAACTTCTTCACGACCTGTGCAGCGCGGGACTGCATCTTGCCCTCGGTGGTAAGCGTGCCAAGGTAGCTGTTGTCGTTGAAGGGAAGATCCCAACCGGACACGGTTGAACCAGTGACTTGCTCATAGGCAGTCCGGACGGCCGAAGAAGATTTGCGGAGGAACATATTGGGATCCCCGAGCCAGCCTTCGAAGATCTCGTATGCCTGCTTGCCCCATCTCATGTACTGTCTACGCTTGCCAGTGGCGCCGCCTGTATAGCCGGGGAGCTTACGCATGATCGGAGTCAGATCAATATAGGTCCTGCGGCCGGCCTCATTCATGAACGTGAAAGGAACGTCGCCTTCTTCCGGATCCCCGGCAGCGAGGAAGATGCCGAACTGCCACATATTCGGGAGCCCGAACAGAACGATCGAAAGCATTGCCGGCCAGTACTTACGCATCATCTGGTCACGCGCAAGAGGCGACAGATTCGATACGTGCATCTTGTTGAGGATCGGGAGTCTGGTCAGACCGGAAACATTGGCGGCCGAAAGGGTCCAGTCGGGAGCGAACACCAGAGCGTGAAGGATCTGGCGGGCCTGCGGGGTGGCCCAGGTATACTGATCCCATTCCTGACCGCCAAAAGCATCGTTGATGTAACGGGCGATATCTTCCCGAACCTCTTTCTGGTCGAACTCGTCGGCCTGTGGATTCGAGTTGAGCCATTCGTTGTATACACCTTCGGCTGCGTGGAGCTTGATTCCCGGGTGGAACCTGTGCCACAGCCACTTGTCAATGAAACCCTTGTACTTGTTTAGCATATTCAGGCCCATCGTGGCCGGCTTGCTGATCATTCCCGGTGTCCTCGAGGCCCAGTCCATAGCTCGCTGGATGTCCTGTTCAATCAGGCCGAGTCGAACGTCCGGGTTTCCAATGTCAACCATGAGGCCGGCTTCTATCCACGGAGCGAAACGCTCAGGATGGTCTTTCATGTCCTGAACAAGAGCCGTGATATTCTTCCCTGTCTGCCATGGGTGCATAGCAGGGTTCTTCATGTTCACGCCGAACGTGGCAACAAGGGATTCGAGCAACGCGAACGGATGGAAACCGGAGAACGAGAGCATCATGAACTTCGACCAGGCATTGAAGTGTTCAATGAATCGAACGATCGCACGGTTCGAAGCGCCGTAGTGAAGAACGTTCTTCATCAGGTTTTCAGTGACACCCTTCCGGACATAGAACTGATCAATGGACTTCGTGAGAGGCGAGTCAATCAGAGAGTAGTCGTTCTCTTCAGGACGGAACTTCTCCATCAAACGATTCAGGTTTGCTCGGGGGCTGGCTCCTGAGTCGTAGTCCTCGTCCATGAAGTTGGCTAGGTTCCGGGCGTTCTCTTCCAGAACAACGTCGTCTATGAGCTGGTTTTCGCCGACAGGGATCTCGCCTCGCTTGATCGGAATAACGATCGGGGCGCCGTCAACGTCACGCAGCACGGCCGCGGCCGACACAAGGCCCTTGTTCCGAGCGGCTGACCACACGGTATTGTTCCAGTCCTTGTAGAGAGCGAGTGCATTGAGGGTACGGGGCACGCGCTTATGGATCTCGGCCGCTTCCTGATACGTGGGGATCCTCCGGGGCTTCGCCTGGGGAGTGCCTTCGATAATGCTCTTGACCGTTGCCTGCCGTTCGGTGGCCGACATCGGAGCATACCTGTGAGTCACGTAGTTGGTAACGTAGTTGATCCATTCGTTCTCGGAAAACTCGTTCATGATCCTGTTCGCTTCTTCCCGAGCTTCATCGAAACGCTGGCGCATACGCTTCATGACCTCGGCAGAATCAATCACCTTGAGATCGCGCGTCCGGACATATTCATCCCAAGCATCGAGCAGATCCTTCGGGCTAACTTCATTCCCTGCTTCGTCTGTCAGGAACGTGATCTCGCCGGTAGCAGGATTCTTGGTAACGGGGATCCGGTTGGATCCATCGAGAGCTGCGCCGACACCAACAAGGAAAGCGTTGGCACGGTCCTTGTGGCCCTCGGGCATATCCTTGGCCTTGTCGTCGAGCCCGAGATCGGAACGCATCTTGTCCAAGAACGCAGTCTCACGGAACTTCGCGGCCCGGATGTTGCGATTGATCTCGAGTAGCTTCTTGTGGAACGCCGCCGGCCCGACGTTGAACCAGTTGTTGTACTCTTCGAAGATGTCGTCTATGGACTCGAGTACTCTGGTATCCTCGTCCTGCTGTTCGGTGAGCTCGAACTCTGCATTGTTCATCTGCTCGGTGAGTGCGCCCCGCATCTCTTCGTTGAATCGCGGCAACGGAGCCAGCTCTCCGGGCATAATCGTAGGTTCTTCTCTCCGTTCTGCCTCATACTCTGCAACACGGCGCCGGGCTTCTTCTTCTGTCAGCCCTGTAAGGTCCGGAGGGATATCAATATCCTGAGCATCCTCGGGAAGATCCGGACGAAAAGCAAACGTCCGGCCTTCAAACGGAGCTGGTCGAAGCAGGTTGCCAAAGGCTCGCTGATCTTCGATCGTGAGATTTCTCCAGAGCTGTCGGCGTGCGCGTTCGTCGCCAGCCAAGGCACGCTCGATCATGTTGGTATAGTTGCGGGCTTCCTGATCGGAGAAGCGGCGCATATTGTTGAACCGACGAACCGCTTGGAAGATACGATACGGGAGAGTACCAGGCCGCGGAGTAATGGCCATGCCCTGTTCGAGAGCGAAGGTGCGGCCCTCGGCCAAGGCCCTTTGTCGGGCATCCTCGAACGCACGTTCCATCTCTGTCGTGAAGGTGCGCTGTGCGGTGTCGCCTTCAGTGATCTTCTCCCGGCGCATCTCCGGGCTCATGGCTGCGTTCCATGCCTCGGAAAATACAGGCATCCAATCCGGACCTACGATCTTGTCGCCTCGACGCTGATCAAGTCCGGCCACAACGATTCGACGCGCACGGTTCGTAACAAGGAAGTCATGTATCTGTTCGGCAAACTCCCTGATCTTTGCCTTGTCACCCTTCATGGCGCGAAGCTCATCAACGGAAACCATCAGCTTTGCAGCACGGCGAGAGAGTCCGGTTGCCTCGACAGCAACGGGCTGAGTAAGACGCTGCGGACGGAGAACAATCTCTTCCTGTAGGCGCTGCCTGATCTCTTCGACGCGAGCCGGATCACGTTCAACGCCCTGTCGGCGAGCAACACGTTGGGCCAGCTCACGGACACGCGCTGGATCCTGCCTGAGCTGTGACAGTTCTTCGGCTGAGATCAAGGGAGTACGGATATCACCACGTTCTACGAAGTCTCGCTGGCCGAACGGACTGACATCGAGTGCAGCCAAGACTTCCGCACGATCGCCTCGGGGCAACACTCCGGTTTCTGCTGCCAATCCCATTCTCTGAATCGGATTTCCAAGAGGATCTTCAAGACCACGCTCTGAAAGATCCACAACACCAATCATCGCTTCAGGCTGTTGTCCCATCTCGGAAGCCAGCTCGTATGCCTCGTTGACTAGGCCCCTATAGTTCTCATCGTTCACACGTTCGGGAGCCAAGAACGCATCCCAAACCTGATCGAGCTTCTTGCGGAGAGCTTCTGTGCCTTCACGCTCGACACGGACGCCCGGACGGTCGGCCTCGGGAACGGTCAACCGCTGCATGATTTCACGGATCCGTGTAGATCCTTCTTCTTCACCGATCGTACGATCGCGGAGAACATCGAGAGAATCGAGTATGACAGCGATATCCGGTTCAGGTAGCAGGATGGCATCCTCTGCCTTGACCAAGTGAGGGACCTGGCTCATGTCTCTGGTTTCAGCCCAATCGCCGGCAATGTCTACCCAATCGTTCAACGAACGGTAGACCAGGCGCCCTTTGATTTCCCGAACGGGATCCTTGAGTTTCTTGTTGACCGGAGGAACCATGTTTCTGTCTACGATCACAGCGTTCGGGAGTCTCCGGCCCTGCTGATTCGCAAAGCGGAGCATACCAGTACCACCGGTTACGACAAGTACACGGACCTGATCACGGAGAGGCGCATCGGTAAGCGGGATCATTCTCCAGAACGGACGAACATCCATCGGCCGGAACGTATCGGGTATACCACGACGGCCGCGAAGAGGCTGATAGAATGATTCTTCCCCGAGAGCCCGTTCTTCCCGAGCCTGTGCCATCTCTTCTTCGGTCATGGCGAACGCCGGCCGGACTTCCGGAGACAATGGAAGTGCGGCTCCTGCGCGAACCGGACGAAGCGCGGCAACAGGTGGACCTGTCTGGAACATCTGTCGGGGAACGTCCTCGAGTTGCCGTATGAGAGATTCCTTGGATACAGGATTATCTTCGGGAATGACTGTCATGCGGCGCAGGCCACGGCTTTGACTTTCCATCTTCTCGGCCAACTGTTCGGCGCGTTCCCTGTCCCTGTAGCGATACCGTGTTCTTGCAGATGTTCCGTCCGGACGGATCTGCGCGACAACGAAACGTGTTCTCCTGGGCGGCTTGTATCCCAAGGCCACGGCATCGTTGTAGATATCTTCGGCCGTGACTTCGCCCCATTCATTCAGCCAACGTTCCATCGGAGATTCGGGGATCTCTTCACCCTTGGCTCTGCGGTCCTCGACGTTCGCATGAATCTGCTTCAGCCATTCGGGAGCCACGGCTGCAGCATCGGCCGCGCTGAAAGCACGCTCGAACTGCGGTGGCGTAGGATATGCAATCTCTTCGTAGTCAACACGCAGAGAAAGACCGGTACGCTCTCTTGGCTCGGCAAGAGAAACGACAACACGGAAGATTGGACGGCCTTCGGCATCAACCTCGTTGGTCGGGATGAACTTGACTTCTTCGGACTCGGCGATCGGCGGCTGTTCGAACGCGGCCCTCCGGACCTGCCTTGCGCTGATAACCTTTCGCCGGCGCTCCGGTACTTGTCTACGGGCAGCTTCCGCGGCCGCTGGAAGAACGATGTTCGGATCCAGTATGACTTCCCCTCCGCGCACAACGTACTCTCGATCGGCATGTGCATCCCAAGCCTGAGCTCGTCGTTTCTCTGCTTCGAATCGCTCGGTAACTTCCTCGAGAGAAACGAGTCCTTGCTCGACACCTGAACGCTCACCGAGTCGAATTCCCTTCGGACCCTCGTTCCTATTGACCGTGGCGTTCGCGAAATTCTTGGTGGCATGAAGCATACGCTTGTACCTGTAGTACACTGTATCTGCCAAGGCTGGATCGAACTCGTCCTTCTCGGAGATCACACTGACATCGAGTTGCAGGGCAGGATTGACCAGTGTCCATTTGAAGGCCGGCTTGAACACTCCGGGGAACTGTGCCTGTTCTGCGGTCCTGGGGACGGTACGATAGAGAAGCTGAACGAAGTTACCTTCACCGTCCATGAGATTCGTAGCGTACTGCAGTATATCCCCGTACCCGTCAACGAGCGTTCCCTGCCTGAGTACAGGAGTACGTTGGGTTTCCTCGATCGCGCTCTCGAGAGAGAACGTGACACCCTTGATACGCATTTCACGAAGAACGCGACGGACACCTTCGAGATTCGCAGCTTGACGGAGATCCTTGTGTACGGCCAGGTTCAACAGCCCGATCTCAGGAGTAGGCTTTGCCTTGGCTACAATCTCTCTCAGGCGTGCAGCTCGGCCAGCCTTTCGTTCCTCGAGGGCTTCCCGAAGCTCGGCTTCTCTTTCGCCGATCTCGAGAGGCGGCTGCTTTACGCGGGAGAAATTCTTGAGCATCGTTTCACCGATGATATCGCGGAAGTTACGCATGACATCTTCGGGAACGTCTACACCAACGAGCTGCCGGGAATGGGAATCGAGATCCCTGTGCGTCTGGAATCCAAGGCCGGAGATCATGTACGTTTTCACGGCCCACTCGAAACGGCCTTGAGGCGTGGAGAGCATTTGGAACTGAGCCTCTTCCCGCTTGTTGCGCTTCTTCTTGTTGGCCAGCTCCGTGTGTCTGTTCTTTGCCCAAACGTCAATGGCCGGCGGGAGTCTCATTTCGCCTGTGTCCTGCTTGACCTTGGCTTCGATCATATCCTCGACAATGCTGATCTCCGAAGCTGCGGTCGAGATGTCTATTTCCGTGCCTTTCTTGTTGGTCATAGCTGCACGATACATGGCGTAACGCGCTTCACCGTTCGGGCCTTCATGATCGTATGCCTCGGAAGCAGCCGGGATCCAGTAACCAGCTTCTTCGTTGAACTGTTCCCTGGTCCCGACGTAGACAACAGGCAGAGTCTCGAAAACCCGAGCGTTAAGGTTCGGATCCGCGAGGACTTTCTGCATCATCTTGTAGCGATCCTTGATATAGGTCATATCGTTGGTATTCCAACGAAGCCGGAAGTCATTCCTCTGTTCGGTCGTCAGCTTCTCCCATGGAGTACTGAACTGCGTGATGTCGGCCTCACCAATCCGCGCTTCCTCTTCCCGAGCATCCACGTTCTTGACCGGAGTGATATTCGTTCGCTTCTGAAACTCGACAACTTCCTGCGGGCTCAAGCCTTCATTCTTGATGAAGAATCTTCGGTTCTTCTTCGTCTCTTTGACGATGATGCGGCCTTCCTTCACATCGGCATTGAACTTGGCGACATCCTCAGCCGTGAGGATCCCCTTTGAATGAACACCTCTGAGCATTGAAAGAGCTTCAGTGATGGCATCAAGACCGGCCCGAGGATTGTCGGGCTGTGCTTTCTTGGCTCGTTCATAAGCGTTCCGCATATTCTGAACAAACGAATTGGGAAGAATGTCCCTCACGGATCCGCGCCGAGTGTCACCAAAAATACGAGTCAGAAACTCAAACGGAGTACCCTTAAACCAGTTATCAGATTCTTGGTTGAGCAATCTCCACAGCTCGTCTGTTTTCGTGCTTGCCTCTTCTTCAGTTTCGACAATGGCATCCTCGTTCTTCATTACCATGTTCTGAACGAGCTTCATGTTCTTGGCTGCCTGGAAGTAGGGAACGCCTCCCTCGATACGACCAAGACCATTTGCCATCAGGGGCAACGCGGAGAACGCAACAGCTTCGGCCGAGAGCTGCTTCATCCCCGGCCAGAGACTACGAACAGCATTACCAAGGCCGGCTTTACCTTCGACGCCAAACAGGCCACGAAGAAAATCCCCGACACGTTCTTCGCCGATTTCCTCGAGAACATTATTCACGCCCATATAGTTAAGTGCGGTCCAGGCGGCCTTTGTTCCCATTGTACCGTTACGGGCAGAGATCCAACTGAAGATACCGGCGCGTCCGAGCTTCTGAGCAACGCCTTGAGGAAGCAGTCTCTTGGCTGCAGCTCCGAGATACCGGCCGGAAAACTCTGCAGCATATTCAAAATTCATATCCATGATGCCCTTGGCAACCGACCAACCAACAGTCTCATCTCCTTGGGCGAGGGCATTACGCAAACGGCGGTTTGCGATGGACTGACCTGTGCGGGCAGGATTCAAGGCTTGCTGCAGGAGTGCGTATGTCTCGAGCTCGGCGCCGACCTTCGCGATCTTCCCGAGAACTGTCGCGGCTTTCTTGCGGCCAGTGGCTTTCGCAAAGCCTTTAATCGTAGCCTGTTCGAGAGATTCACCAACAGCCTGCGGAATAGCAAATCCTCGAGCTGCGGCCTTCGTGAGTTTTCCGGTAATCTTCGCGGCCTTCTTTCCGAGTCCACGATAAACCATCCTGGTCAACCACTTGCGAGCTCTCTGTCGGGCTGCTGTCTTGGCTATAGTTCTTCCTGCGATATCTGCGCCGATCGCGGTTGTCGTAGGCTCAGGAGCCAGAAGGCCAGCAAGAACAAAAGCGGCCGCGACCTCGGATCCATAGGCGACAGCGCCTTGAATGATGTCAACAACCAAGGCCCCGAAGGTCTGTTTCTTCTTCCGGTTCTGAAACTCCATGTAGTAATTCAGATCGAGAAGTTCCTGATCGGAAACGTAGTGGCCCTTGCTGACCTTCTCTGCGGTCTTGGCGATTCCGAGAGCATACGGGATCTCTGCATACGAACCTACGAACGGAACATCCTTCTTCTCGGGATCGAACATTTCTTCGAAGATCCCGCGCCGACGTTCCTGATTCTTCTGTACGAGATCGAGGTACGCTTCACCACCGGACAGATTCTCGACAGGATTCTCGAGAGGGCGGCCGATCCAATGTGCCGTAGGATATCCGGATGATACAAGATCCGAAGGGGATCCTGCCGCATACGGCTCAATAACCGTGTAGCCCGGATTCTCTGGCTCTATGATCGTGTAGCTCATCAGAAGTCAAGTCGCACAAGGCCAACTCCCTTGATGTAAACCATATCTCCAACACCGAATCCCGCTGCCCGAGCTTCTTCTGCCGAATTGAACTGCTGCTGTGAAGAAGGCACTTCGCGATTCGTAGCTGTTGGCGGGGCGGGTACTGTCCGAACCGCGGCCGGCTGGCCCGGTTGCGGAGCCTGTTGAGGACCAGGCTGCGGCTGCGCGAATCCACCTTCACGGCGAATGGTGCGGACGCTCTCGTAACGACGGGTCGGCGGCTGGAACTGTTCGAGCTCACGCTCGAGTCTCTGCCGCTGCCGAAGGAGCTTATTGTACTTCTCGCGTTCACGTTCACGCTGGATATCTTCGGGAGTCAGACCACGAAGCTCATCGAGGAACTGAACCAGCTCGTTCTGCGCGGCCTGGCTCTCGAGCTCGTCGCCTGTAGAAATCATGTGGGCGAGATCCGTAAGCGTATGAACGGCCTGCCAAGCCGCTGTCCTGTTAGGATCTGCATAAGCACGGCCGAGAACATCGCCGACATCGCCGAGCTTTCTGAACGGACGACCCCAATACCGCTTCGCTCTTTCCTTCAGGGTTCTTGGACGCTTCAACTCAATCTGATTCACGTAGTCTTGCATATACATGAAGAGAGCCTTTTTCTCGTCCGAGTATCTTCCCTGCCGGACTTCTTTTTGGAGCCATGCAGTCAGACCCTTCTTGAACTTCTGTGGAGCATCGCCTTGGATCCTTTCTTCACGGAGGAACGCCTTGTGCTTGCCCCACTTCACGGGCCAGTCAACGACATAGACATCTTCCTTCTCGGGAATGAATTTCCTGAAGCCCCATTCCTTCGGAGGAACGCCACCGGTCTTGATGTGAAGGGCTCGCCGTTTTGCAGCTTCTTCCGAGATGCCTTCCATCTCTTCCTGCAGGAGTATGTTCTTCCTACGGAGCTGTTCCTGCCAGAGCTCACGGTCAATAGCGTTCTTCTTCATCCAGAGAGTAAGCCTGTCGTTTTCCTGCTGATTCAACATGGCCATCATTCTCTCGGGAGCATACTTGCTCTGAGAAATGTAGTGATAGTCGGGCCCAAGATTTGCCCGAGCCCGCTTGTAAACATCGGCCAGCATTTCCATGTTCCCCGAACTCATGGCCTCGTAGACCTCGCCGGCTACCTGTTGATCAAAGGCTTGAATAACCTGAGTAGCCCGGAGTTTCTGTTTGGCCTCGAGAGTCTTTTGGCGATCCTCGAGGGCGAGCTGCTGTGCCAGGGATTCCATGCGTTCGGCAGAGTTGGCGACCTTTGCACGTTCGAGATCGTACTGCATGATCTGGCTGGCCATCTGTGCCTTGTTCATCTCGACTGCAAACATCTGCTTCGACTGGTCGAGCTTCGTAGCCAGAGTTTGAAACGTAAGATCCATATGCCGGCGCTTCAGCGTATGGAGCTCCCGATTCATCTGGATCTTGTCGGATTCGGAAACGGCCTCGAGTCCGGCCATGATACCACGCGCCTCATACTCGGCCGTCCGATCCTTTGTCTTGTCCACCCAGGCCAGAAGGTTTGGCCCTCTGTGTACTTGATATACTGGAAACGCCATTGTGACTCTCCTTGCTCTTGGTTAAAATCCGGCTGCGCGGAACGGATCATCGGTCACTGGCATATTCGTCCGTTCCATGGCTCCCGTTACAGGATTGATGTAAAGCTCTCCAGTTCCCGGCCCATAAGAGTACAATCCGAAATTCCTGTCAGCTGTGACGGGAGCTGGAGATCCCGGCGCCGTATACGAAGCGGCCGCGGTGTACGCTGCATTCGCTTGATCACGAAGGCGAGCTGCCCGAGCCCAATCGGATTCAAGACCTTGGCCGGCGGCCGTTGCCGCGAACGAAGGACGCGCTGCCATGAGGGGAGTCTGATATCCTGTAAGACCACCGGCCGCTGCTGTTCCGGTAAAGCCTCTTCCGAAAGCCTGCTGCCGTGCCTGTTCCTGAGCCAGAGCATCACGATACAATTCCATTTCAGTATTGAACTTCCACTGTTCGAACTGACGATTCATGGCGCTGAGCTCGCGCGCCCACTGAAGCTGTGCGCTTTGCGCTGCAAGCTGCGCGTTGATCCGGGCCTGTTCCTGCCGAAGCCGCTGCTGGCCAAGCGTATAGTCTATGTCCTGGGCGCGCATCTGGACTGCGGCCTGTAACGCCTGAGCCGGATCCAGAGTCGTTCCTTCGATCAAGGCAGTCTGCAGTCGAGCCGTGGCCCCGAATACATCCATGGTCGGGGGCATGAGATACCGGGAGATCTGTGCCTGCTGTGCCGCCTGCTGAAAACCAGCCTGAGCCATCTGCAAAGAAGTCATGCCGAGATTCCGGGCCGTGGCAGCGTGAGTCCCTTGGACCTGCTGTTCGGCCGACACCATCCGAATGTAGTTGGCTACGTCCGGAGGAAGGCCACCACGAAGCATCGCAAGCGTGTTGGCCGAAGCCTGAGCCATCACAGCCTGATTCTGCGGGAACGCTCTCTCGAGATTCTGGTAGAACTGCGCGGCGACGTAGGGATCAAGAATCTGTGCTTGGGCCAATGCAAGGTTCGCTGCGTTCTGTGCGGCGAGCTGGATATTCTGCGTATTGAACGCAGGAAGGTTTCCGAGATTGATGTACTGCGCTCCCCCACCTGTAGGCGTCGTACCTGCCGGAGCCGAAAACATCGTAAGGCCACCACCGAGATTAAGACCACCGATAGCTGTACCACCTCCGGTCGTAATATGAGTCACACCCGGAACAGGCGTTGACGGTTGTTGAGGTCCACTTGTGGATATTGCTGGCATCATTAACTCCTTTGGTTGAAATCGAAGCGCATCATGTTGAAGAAGATCCTGCTCCTGTTCGCGAGCTCGAAGTGTCTCTGGCTCTGGCGATCGGCCGGACTGAACTCCTGCCCTAGTCCGGATCCTACAGCGATCGGGGAAGTCATTTGGCTTATGAAAACAGGACGGTCCCGTACTGCCTTCTGCGCGAACTGCAGAAGAGGATTCATCTTCATGATCTTTTCTACACCCTTAAACGGGTTCGATATCTCCGTTACCATAACCGTGTACCTGTACGTCCTGTATGGCTCGGACGGTTTCGTAGTTGTCGGCGTCCTCGAGAAGAATTGCCTCGGCCTGTTTCTCGAACGCCTGTCCCTTGTTGAGATCTCCGGAGTCGAAGTAGCGCATGGCCTGAAGCATGGTCTTGAGCGCCGGCAGATTGGAGATCAGGCAGACATCCGAATCCCTGCTCATGGGGATCACGTTCATCTTCACCAGAGCATTGAGCCTATAGCTTCGATCGCAGACTTCCGAGTAGGCCGAAGTCTTGAACCCGTAACGCCGGTAGCTCGGCCGCGTTTCGTCGGGATGGTAGATCGCAAGGTGTTCCCTGGTCATAGTATTAGGATCACTTTCCGTGTCGAAGGCCACGGCCGAGAGATAGACATACCCGTTCGTCACAGGCTTGATGATCGAAGAGATGTGAGAGAACTTGTTGCGGGAGTAGTATCCAACATCCCGCGTTATCGGAACATACTCACCGAAGATCCAGCCATCGTCCGTGAGCGTCCGGACCTCGCGGTTGGTTTCGTCGTGGCCGCGAATGAGAATCTGTGCATCAACAACCTCGGCTTCATCGGAGAACACCATGATCCTCATGGGCTCGGGGATATCGTACTGCGTCGGAACCATATCCCGGTCAACGAGATCCACGTACTGAGAAGAATCGTCCTCGAGCATACCGGGACCAGCTTCAAGGAACTCGTACCACTTGTCGAAAACGTTGGTGAAGCATCCGTCTACTCGCGCCTTCAGGATCTTCTTGATGTCCCGGCCGACAGTCACGCATCCGTTGTAGACGCACATCCGGACGCAACGGATCAGTCCCGGCCATCCGGACTTGTTAGCCAGCCGTTCGACAGCTTCGTTGATTCGGAGGACTACTCGATTCGTGCCGCCGGGACCGCCTGTGTCGTCGGCACACAGACCGCCATCGGCAAAGGGAGCCAGGTGCGGCTTCAGATCTCCAAGAGTGTACTGCATGATACTCTCCTATGCTTCGATGTCGTATGAGAAATTGTCCGGGCCTGTCTCAGTGAACCGGATATCCTCGAGCCCGCACTCGAACTTCTCGACCTCCGTGTTCGCTTCAGCCGCAATCATAAACTTTGAGATCTGTGCTACGCCAGCCCATTCCACAAGAAACTGGAACTCAAAGCCGGTGTTGATGTTACGCCGACTCACGCGATCACACGCGCCCTTTGTGAAGGCCGGGAACGGCAGCTTCGCGCGGACCTGAGGCTGCCCTCCATCGGACATATCGGCATTCACGCGAATCGTAGACAGCTCTTGAAAGTCCACGAAGTTGTCCGGAGCTGCCGAGAGAGCAAACGCGATCGCGTTCTCAAGGTGAACGAGCCAAAGAGAAGCATCGAGAAGAGTCTTGTGCATCTGAGGAACCGGCCGCGGATACTCCTTGTCATAGGCCATGAACGAGAGCGTCCGAGTATAGAACTTGCACTCGATCGGAATGTTGCCTTTGTCGTTACCGAGCGTATCCATCAACCTGTAGAGATGATTAAAACCGTTATCGTCCTTCCCAAAAACGAAACACATCTCTTCGTACTGAAAGACTCCCGAGGCGAGTCCCATAGGATGAACCCCTGTCCAGATACCGTCATAGGCGGGCTTGAGCGTGGCTCCAAGGGACGCAAGACCGTTGAAGGTAGCAAAGTCCAAGGAGATCAGTCCGGCGAACCTGTAGTCCTCTGAGGGCTCTCCTGAGCGATCCAGAGCCGTGACCGTTTCCCCGATCGCAGTATACAGGAAACGATCATCGAACTTCGCTCCGTGAGAGAACTGAATAAGCTGAGGATCCTCGAGATCAAGGAACGGTTTGACCTCAGTATTCAGGTTCGTCATACGATGATGGGTCGCGGCCTCGACCGACAGTAGCTTGAAATCCTGTATACCATGCCAGCTCCGGAACAGAAGATCCTCGTTCATTCGCACCACACAGTACTCACTGGCACAGCCGTTGCCTCCGGGTTCGATCCGCATGATCGGCATATCTTGCCAGTTAAGCCGGGGAACGGAAACCTTGTACGAACAGATCCCGCGCTGGCACATGACCATGAGAGGGCCTTCGCCTGTCGCCTCTCCGAAAGCCTGAGCCCAACTCATAGCCGTGATGTCGCCCATATCGGCCGGCGTGAAGAACGCGCCGCCGCCGGCCAGGTATTCCGTTTCGCTGAACTTGAGAACCGCAGTCGGAGTAGCGGGCTGGTTAATGTCGCCAGCGATAAACTCACGTACCCCTGTCTTGACGAACAGGCGGCCGTGACAGTAGGCCATGATGGTTCCGGTCGGCACTTCGAGATCCGGAGGCGTCTGGACCGCAGCTCTCGAAGCGGTATCCTCGATGATGAGAGGAACGCTGATTCCGTCCTGTACCACCAGATACTTCTCGACTTGGCAGAAGTGAAGCCTGTCCACGTACTGATTGAACAGGCCAGGTCCCGAGCTCATGTCGTAGATCGCGCCCGCGATCGGATCAATCAGATAGACATAACCGTTCACCCCGAACGCGATGTAGGTCGTATCCTCGTACTGATACGTATACATCCCTTGAAACTTCCCGGTCGTGATATTCTGGATGGCGCCGGGGATCCCCGACTCGAGAACAACCTCGATGAACGGAGGCCGTGTTCCGACCACACCGTTTCGACAGGTGATATTCACGCCCATGTGGAATTGATTCTCTCCAATCAGAGAGGCCAGCGTTCCGGCATTCATGCCTTCTTGCTGAGTTGTCAGTCCATCAAAGACTTTCAGTGAGGGCATTTTACCAATCCTTTTCGACAAGTATGTACGTCATGGATGCAGGAACCTTGCTCGACACGATCGTACCCTTACCGCGCATTCGTAGCTCAAGATTAACCGTTCCCTTGTTCAGCTTCTTCGACATCCAGACAAATCCAACGTTCGATACGTTTTCAGAATCCGTGAAGGCAAGACCATGACTGCCCGTACCTTTGTTGTTGCCGTTCAGAAACAAACTGGTCCGGACAGTCTTGGTCGCGTTGGCCTTGCCATAGATCGTAGCCATGACCAGGAGCTTATCGCCTTTCCCGACTTTGACATTCTTGCTAAGATCTGCATGGATCGGATCCCAGGATCCTCCGGTGTTGACATTGACATCGGCAGCATCGTATTTCAACCGCTTCCGGCGATTGTCTCCGCGCCGGCCGAGATGGTCCTTGATCTTCGCGACACGGTTTGAGTACGGAATCTCAGGCGATGTTGAGATCAACGTAGTGAAGAGAGCGCCGTTCGTATCCACGGAGATCACATAGGCCGTGTCATTCGTCGCGTGAAGGATCAGACCGCGATAGGGATCCTTGGCTTCGATATCGGCTTCGTTGGCAACGATCCTACCGGCCGTGACTATTCCGTTCGTACCGACAGTCAGGCCGACAACCTCACCTTCGAACGTGTTGAGATCATAAGCGATCGTCCAGCCCTGCAGCTCAACAGTCAACTCCTTGCCTTGTGGAGACAGGATCTTAATTCGAGTCACAACTCCGGTTTCCATCTGAGCCATGGCCGGCACAGCCAGGAGCATAAAGAGTACGATCAGCTTCTTCATTCAATCACTACCTTACAGTCGTTTAACCGGATATCCTTTGCAGGCCCGGTAGGAGTCGCGATTCGGACAAAGAGCTGAACATAATCGTACTGGTTCAATTCGGCTACCCACAGCATTGTCATGATAGCAGGATTTCCAGAGTCAATCGTAGAACCCATAGCCGATGCCTGTATCGGTACTCCGTTCGTTCCGAAACTAACCTTGATATCCTGATTGCTGCCTGTGTCCGGTTCGACAGATGGGTTTGCATGAAGCGTTAGCTTAACCGGATCTTCTCCCACGTAGACCAATCGGTTCGTCACGAACACAGTATTGGTCAGAACATCTCCTTCAGCCCATCCGGATTCCACCAAGTAATCTGTATACTTCGCAGCAATAGGAACAACAACAACATTCGTTAATCGCATAGATCCGATCGTTGGATCCGTACTGATCGTTACTACGCCCATGCCGTTCGTTGGATCCACATGGATCCCTGGCCCCGGAAGAATCTGCTGAACCCATCCGGTAGTCGCATAGTTCGAATACATCGCTACCCACCAGTAGGCTTGATCCCAAAAACTTGTTCTCGACTCCATGTAGTCAAAGGAATTGGAGTTAAACGAAACCCACCACCAGGCTTCATTCCATCGGCTCGTCTGATCCTCGAGGAAAGAAACGCGATTGGTCAGATCGTAGAAATCGTTGGAGTACGTCGAAACCCAAAGGTAAGCATCGTCCCACTCGTTCGAATGGGCCTTCACGTACTCAACGACATTGGAGTTGGCTTCGATCCAGTTCCAAGAATTGGTCGCGTAGAAGTGCGCGTTCGTCGCGACCACGTAGGCGTTCGAGGCTAGGGTCTGGTTGGTGTAGATGTTGCGGCGGATCCATGGCCACCAGAAGTTGAACTCGTAAGAGTAAGACGTAGCCGGCAGGACCAGCACAAGAACAAAGAAGATCCACCTACGCATATCATTGTCTCTTGCCGTTACGGATTTCTGCCGACAGCTTCACCACTAACCGGTTCCTCAGTGACAGCCTTGCCGCGAATCGTATTCACAGCTTCGGCCACATCACTCAGCTTGCCATGCGCGATCGCAAAGAGAAGAAAGCCAGTCAACAAAAAGAGAACAACTACTGCCGTGTAGAAAACGTACTTAACCGGAAGGCCGGCGAGTGGCCCTTTCGTGAGTACAGGCTCTTTCCCGTTGGCTTGGATAAGTCCGTTCATAGTCTCCAGCTCTCCGGTAACATGGCCAACATCTTTCTTGAGGTCACGGATCCCCGCATGATTCAACTGATCCAACTCGATAACGAGTAGCCCGTTTCTGGTCAACGGGCCTCTGGCTTCATCCCAGGCTGCATCCTCATCCAGAATCTTGCACAAGGATTCTACCGAGGATCGCACTCTGGTCTTGAGCTGTTCGTCTTGAATTTTCTGCGTCTGCGATCGTGAATCCGTCATTTCAACCCCCTGGTTCCCTATTCGCTTGACAGTCCCCACGACTGGAGAGTGTCTGCAATCGCAGGGAAATTCGTAAATACCATTTTGAACCTGACTGAATCGTTGACTGAGGTAACGGTCACATCTACAAAGGACTGGCTTGCGCCCTGCTGATCCCAAATCGAGGACACCCACCAACTGTTCGTTCCATCGGTCATCACCGCACAGTCATTCGTCGCAAAAGTAATGCCGATCGTTTCGTACCGGTTCGTGACTGTCGCGAGATGATTCGTTCCGTCATACCTCAAGGCTTGAAGCGCAACGTGAGGATCCGCGGCCACGATACCGGCGATCAGGACTGCTGCGAATATCCAGAGAATCTTCTTCATTGTCTACCTTCTTCCTTGCAAGTATTTCTGTCTAACTTCTTCAGCGTTCCACACATGATTGTCTACCTCTACGGTATCAATGAACCCGGAGTAACGCGCAGCAGTACTTGTCGGTAGCCACCAATATCCATAACGCGCAGTAGCAGGAACCGTTGTATGCGTAAGAGTTTCGTAATCCATCACCTGCGCCTCACCGTCCAAGTATATCTGAACCTTTGATCCTGTTGGCTTCGACAAGTCGAGCGTCCAAACAACATGATGCCACGTTCCTTCGAAAGACTCCGGCCAAACGTTGGTTGTCGTCGCAGACCACTGAACATCATCCAAGGACCGGAAAACAATACGAAAACTTCCAACAGGCGCAAAAGACTGAGCAAGCCTAAACTCATAGCCTGTCTGACTGCCGCCGTAACCACCCATGTTCAAAATCGTATTCGAGTAATTAGGAACCTTAACAATATCAGTCGGATTGGCCCACAGAGATACAGTCAACTTATCATCCAGGCCGCCGGGGACGTAGCGCCAGAAGTTAAACTTACCAGCGAGCATGAAATCATCCACGGTATCTATGAGAACACATCCATTCCCATTGTAGTTCGTCCAGAGTGGTTGATAGATCTGGCCGATAGACGACCAGACAGAAGGCATATTGGTTTGCTCCGCCCGATAAAAACCTGCAGCCGTGTTTGTGAATCCCCAATGCAAAACGAGATTCGTGGGAAGCGTTCCGTTCGCAACATAGTTCGACCACTGTGCAGTAGACACCAGGCCGGACACACACATGGTTTCACTGAACCAGAGATTGCTATTGGACTCGTTCCCGACGTCATTAACATTTGGCATGAAGCCGCCCATCGAAAAATGGTAGTTATTATCTGCCGTATCGCTCGCGGTCACATTCAGATTTTGGTTCCTCAAAATACCATCAACATACACAAAGAAATCGTTGTTCGCGTTATCGAAACTACAGGAGATAAAATGCCACTGTCCGTCATTGATCGTTGCGCCCGATGCAGTCACGTTGTAAGTGGTAGAAGCAAGACGCAGAGAACCACGATGGTTTGCTTGCGGAAGCGCGTAGGAGTACCAAGCACCTACGTTCCCCCAGTAGCCTTTTCCCATGAGGTAAAGTGGTGAGCCATCAATTTTGACCCAAGTACCCCAAGACCAGTCATGTCCAAAGATATCGAGCTTGGAGTAATCTCCACCATGGATCGCCTGGTCGCCGTAGGTAATACAGTAACTATGCGTAGACGGACGAACCGCCTTGATTACCGGTGGCGCTTTCCCGAAGAAAGGTGGCGTGAGTCTCAACCTATTCCGTGCATCTCCGGTGAGACTGTTTCCGCTGAGATCCGCGATCGTAGTCGAGGCAAGACCATTCTCGTTGAACAGCCATGTAATGGCCGCTTCAGGCGCAACGACTGGTTCGACAACAACCTTACCATCCACCATCACTATCCGGCCATCCTGAACGACAAGCGTTCCGGCAAAAGAGACAACCAATGTCACGACTACAAAGACGGCGATCAGAAAATACTTCATGGCCCCACCTGATAACTGTTCGTGATCGCATCAGAATTCTCTCCGAGAATCACATTCACGGAAGCGTTTGTCCAAGTCCAGATCTCTCCGTCCGTAACTGTCAACGGAGCATTCGGGCTGTTCGGTTTTGTCCTGTCAATACCTATCGCCCATCTCACATCATTTGAGTCAGACACAGAAACCATGATAGTCATATTGCTCAATGTGTTTAATGACAAACCACGGATACCTGTGTCACCTTCGACATCGGCCACAAAGTTGCTCTGCACTTCGGCAGTCGCATTCGTCTTAACGAACGTAAAGATGAATCGTGGAGTAGCCACGGCCACCGAAGCCATGAAGAAGAAAGCCAGAATCTTAATAGTTGTTTTCATCACGGTGATCGGGTATCGGTGTTCCCTTGGTTCCTGTTTCTTGAGCGTTCTCCAAAATCTGTGCGTCAGTGAGCGCAGTTGTCCAGAACTTGTAGTCGTCAAAGTGACCTCTCCAGTAGTAGTTGTACGGCCCCGGCAGAACAACGTAGGAACCAAGGAAGATAGCATAGTCCGAGTTGTACGAAGCGTTCGTGAAGGTTCCAGCCGTATGTGCAATACCAGTCGTTACTTCAACCCCGTTCGTGAAGATATCGCAACCCGTCCAGCTGGTTCCTCCATCGTATCTGACAGTAAGATTGACCCATCCCTGTGAAGCTGTTATGGCCCCGCCTACGATGTTCTTGCCAATATAGACATTGTTATTGTCTTGCTGGAATACAACAAATATCAGATTGGCTCCAGAGTGCAGTACCAGCCAGTCACGCTTATAGCTGTAGCCTGTAGGATACTCCCACTTATACTTGACCATGATTCCCGCAGTCCCAGTCTTGTTGTCATTCGTTACCCAGAGAGAAGCGGTGAATCCGTTGGTCTGCCCCGAGTAGGCAGAAGGAGGATACTGCATCACCATTCTGTCGCCTGCCCCATCAAGATAGTAAGAATACTCGCCTCGTCCACGGTTCCGGCTACCACGCTGACGGTTCACGCCATCCTGAACCCATGTCGGCCCAATATCAGGAGTGCCGTCTGGGTAGAACATGGACGTTCGACCCGAACCATAATCTCTCATGTTGTCGTCATTTTCGCAGGAATAGTACAAGGCAAGATCATTCGTGGAAACAACGTCTATGGTTTCGTTGGTTCGGTTCGCCGCAGCGATTGTTGAAATCTGATTGCTCGTCAGTCCTGCATCGTAGTACCGAATATTATCAACCAGACCGTGAAGAGGGTAACTTGTACTAAGACCGTATTTTGCTATTACCAGTGTGTTGTTCGTGCCAAGCGTGGAGTTGGTGCAGGTTGTCGCATCTTGAAGAACACCGTTCTTGTAAAGTTCCAGAGTCGTTCCACGAAGCGTCATGGCCCAATGCTGCCATTCATTCGTCACAACGTCTGCATTAGCTTCAGCGTATACCCAATCGCCAGCACCGTTCCTGTCCACATAGCCTCTGACACGATCAACAAGTTCGTAGTACATCAGTAAGTACCCGTTCTGATCAGCCGAATCAACACAGGTCATTATACCTTGAACATTCGCTGGCCCTTCAAGATTAGTCCACTTCACCCAACACGCCATAGCAACATTCGTAGAACGGAAAACCGAGTTCGTTCCTCCATCAATATAGCTGTTCCCCGATCCGGCATTCTGATACGCCCGTTCAGTACAATCATAAGCCAACCCAATAAGCGTTCCGTCATTCCCGGCAAGACTTTCATCGGTGATGTATCCTGCGTTGTTCTGGAAAGGAATGTGCGTGATCGCAGCAACAGGATCGTTCCAGCCCGATTCATCACGACCTTGCTGGTACAGACCCAAGACCTGTTCCGGAGTCAGCGCATCAGGAAAGAGAACAAACTCATCGAGGTCGCCTCGCGTATGCCATGACCTGGCCCAGTTGCATCCAACGTAAAGCAGGTAGCCAGGAGCGCCATCCGTACCACGAAGAAACGGATTCTGCGTAATGTTGTTGGTATAAGGGACAAGGGCAACTCCATCCTTGTAGACAGTGACCGCGGGTGACGCCTGCTTATCGAACGTCACGCAGAAATGACGCCACACGTTCGCATCGGAAGCGGTAGTATAAGCGTTCGAGGCAGCATAGTATTCACTTCCAGCGGCAGGTCTTGCATGAATACTGAACGCCTTGGCCGGCCGTGGACCTGTATCAGTAGCAGAGCCGCCGACCTTCACATCCCAAATGTCTACGTTGTCAAACGTCAGCTCTGTTGACCAATCAGAGAACCGTGGATGATTGTCTGGATCGCTGTCACGCCGCCACCATGAGATCGTGCAGGTATTCGTGTCGCCAAGGTTGTTCGGCTGGCCTTGTTGTGTCCTCCCGTATGGACGCCAGTACGTCAGCCATATAGCATCGTTTACGCCATCGAAGGTCAAGTAGCCTTGCCCGTTCGTTTCTGCCCAAGAAGGCTCGGACACACTCCCAAAACGTCCGATCAAAGATGGACAATTCGTTCCGGTCGGAACAGCTCGCCAACTATTGATCGTATTCGTGAAGGCCCAACGCAGCCTCAATCCATCGTTCGTCGGAAAAACTCCGTTGTTGTAGTAGTTCGACCAGCCAGCTTCCCCAACGATACTACCGCGAATGAAGAACGCCTCCGAGTAGTACATACCCTGGCCTTCCCAAGTGTCGTAGCCGTTCATCATAAACTGGTGATCGTTGCTGGTTACACCGTCTACCGTCATGTTGCTTCCAACATACTCGCCGTCAATCGAAACGTAGAGTGCGTTGTTGTCGTCGTCGAAGTCCATCCCCAGGAGATGCCACTGATCGTCATTCAGATTCGCGTTGGGGATCGTCACTCGTTCATCATCGCCATCGAAAAAAGCTGCGATCAAGTTCGTATACGAAGCGCCGGCAGAACCATCTATCCGGAAACCCCATCCGTTACCCCATGTTCCTTTGCAGAGCATGAACTGGTAGTTGTTATCTGAGGCTGCCAGCGTAGACGGGATCTTCACCCACACACCTGCAGAGCTGTTGGTGTTCATATTGAGGCCCGGATCAGTCAATCCACCGGGATGTCCTACCGCCCAAGCGTACTCACACCAGCCATACGTCATAAAGTAGACGCTGCCGTAGAGATCATCTAGCGGGCCATCCTCGAACCAGAACCAATAATCTCGCACCGCCGCGCCACCATACGATTTGGCATAGTTATCGTTCCCTGACAGATCAGGCTGGAAGTTCGTCGGCGAATGAGAGAAAGACCGGATATTGAAGTCCCATCCCATCGTCGGATTACCCGGATCCGTTGGAGTGACTACAGCAACACGAACGAAGCCTCGTCCTCGCTGAACTATGACAACAGCCGATGCCACTCCAGCGATCAGGAGCAGCACGACAACGATCAACTTCTTCATGCGCTCCTCCTATGGACAGGATATCAGGAAGTCTACGCTGATCAGATTCGTGCTTGCGAAGGCCGACAGACCGGATGGAATGAATCCTATCCTCATCCCGTTGGTCACGGCCGCGGATCCGGAAAAGCTCGAGTCGGCCGTTCCGGTGGCATTGGCAGCGATCCCGCTGTCAACCGTGTTGTAGGTATACCATCCCTGGCTTCGATGTTGGGAGACTACCGTTACGGCGCCTGTCGCTCCATGAGCCTTCGCGTAAATCTCTGTGATCGTACAGGATCTAGTTCCGAACGGGTTGGCCATCCAGTAGGCTATCCCATTCGTCATATCCTGAATCTCAAGAGTGAACGATCGAACGATGTTCGTCTGATTCGCGTTGTTCTTGTAACCGGCAGCCGCATGATCTCCCCAACCGTAGGCCGTATCCCATTTGTTCGACTCACTTTCAACGTACTTGTAGAGAGGATCGTTGGTAGTGACCAGGCCGGTAAAGTTGGTTGAGCCAGCCAGCCTGACTCCATTGACAAAAGCATTCGTGCCGAGAAGAACCCGAACACCAGATCCCCTGTAATCCTGATCTCCTGCCGTGACCGTATTCGGACCATCATTCGTCATGAGATTAGCTGGCAGGGTGGATATGAAGTTCGATGGATTACTGGCCTTATAGTACAAGTTCGATTCCGAGGTCCATATAGGATCTGTTTCAACAAATCCTGTCAGATAACCAGCGTCATTCGCGAAGAAACTGACGTTCGTAGGATACGAGTAGTTCAACATCCGTCCCGATCGAGCAACGGAGAAGTTCGTACCGGGCTGCACGGATCCGTTCGTAACCGCGATCTGATAGATCGGATCATTCGTATAGACAACGCGATTGCTGTTGGAGTTCCAGTCGGGATCCAGTTCGGCAGTCAGAAATCCCGGGTCGTTATTGTACTGGCTCAGATTCGTCCAGCCGCCTTCCTGGCCGAGCTGAACATAGGCAACACCATCCGTGTTCGCAAACGGGATATACACAAGAGCCTGACCGTTCGTGAACCTGAGAAATGGATTCCTGTTATGGGTCCACGAAGATCCAACCGTATTGAAATTCGAAGCAGAGATCTCTTTGAACGGCATCTGCTGAGATCCGATGGATGTAGCATTGGACCCGATCGGCATGATGGAGTTGCTGACAATCAGCATACCGTTGATGAAGAAACGCCGATTATCAAACTCACCATAGACCAGAGCATTTGTCGTACGGGAATACGCAGGGTTCCCATCAATGATGAGAGTATACGGCCGATTCACACTATACCCCGCTTCCCGACCAATAAAGACACAGTTGCTATTCCCGTAGGCAGTAGAATAACCGGCGCGAGGCCCGATCATCACGGAGTACTGAGCATTATTAGCTCCCCATCGGCCGGTATAGTACCCAATGAGAACGGCCTGATCGTAGTTGGTTGATGTCGTGCCGGCTCCCCATCCAAGAGCTGTTCCATAACTAGTATCATTTGCTCCCGTCCCTGCTCGGGTTCCGATAAACGTAGAACCAGGCACTCGTCGCGCTACATTTCCGGCGAGCGATCCGTATGCTGTCAGCTCTGTGCTGCTCTCGGCAAAACGACCGGCATAGTATCCAACGATCGTCTGAAACGTACTGTTCGATGCAAACTCGCCAGCGTGATAACCAATATAGATCGAATCGGCCGAGTTGACTGCTTCCTTCCCGGCGCTGTGATCAGTACCAATCGCGAGAACACCGTTGGTATTAAGAACATTCAAAAAACCAGTGATGTTCAAATTCGTGGCACTACTGTTCGTGAACCAGAGATTGTCAATCCACGCGTTCGAAAAAAACTGAGTTGTCCCAGGATCGTAGGTGTTGTTCTGAGAAGTACGAACAACGTCGCCCGGAAGCGTGAAGTCTGCCGTCGGGTTCACAACGCCAGCAATAAGAACCGAGGCGATCAAAACGATCGCCGCAGCGAAAAGAAGATGCTTCATCCTAGTACTCCTGAGTTAGCGCCCTCGCGGGTTGGTCTATGCAGATTGCGTACACGGCAAGCTGAAGCTGTTCCTCGCTGGCCCAAGCTGTTCCACCAGGCTTCAAGAGGATCCCGGCATTCGTGACCGCAGGATACCCATAGGCAAGCCAGATATCATTCGTGCCGCCATTCCCGATCTCGATACCTGTACGATCCCGAGGCTGGACGCGCCGCCAAACGTTCGTTGTGCCATCGGCAGCATCGCCCCAGGCATGATCAGGCATCGTGACGGTGACGTACTTGTTCGTGACTGGAGACACGTTCCAGTACACGCGATCGGTATGGCTGGTACTACGACACAGATCTCCGTTGCCATACGCACGACCGGCCTCCCAATTTCGCGCGGCCCGGACACGCGGCGCCGCGATCATGAGAGAGTACGTCTGCAGGTTAAATCCGGCTGGCCGCACTCGGTAATTCTTGACACCGCCGGCGAACGCGAAAACTCCGGCCATGAGTGCGACCAGCACGAAAGCTATACTTGCATAGAGGATACGCTTCATCTTCAATCTCCTTTAACCTATTGCGATCCAGTTAATGTTCACGGTCCTGTCCACAGGAAAGTCGTTGCAGCCATAGATCTTGAATCCAAGGTAATCAGCATCCCGAACATAGACAGAAAACAGATTCGCGAGATCCGAGTCAACATCAACCGTAAGAACGACAATCGGATTAACCGCCGCACCAAACGGAACCTGATACGTCACGGTTGTTAGTTCCTCATCGTCGTTACCCGATGTCATGTCAATAGCCTCTTCCTGGCCGGATAGAACCTGCACGTTCTGCGTAACCGGAGAAACAATCTTGTATGGATTCGGAGGACCGACCTGAAACATGATCGAGCCTTCGGGGGCCACGGTCCCGGGAGAAGAGTTGACAAGAACGCCGGTATTCACCATCGCCAATCCGGTAACTCCTACGCGACCGATAATCTGCATGAAGCCAAGACCATCAATGTAGACATATGCACCGATCGCCCAATGATTACTATTGCACACGATAACCGTTGTCGTACCTCCAATGCTCGGCATACTCACAGCCGAGGCAATCGCTTCCCACATATAGGAAGTGTTGCAGGCCGCAGCCTCGGGAGTCTCTGCGACACAATGAATCGTGCAGTCCGGGGGAAGTATTACAGGATCAGTCATTTCATTTCTCCTTAGCTGATTCCAGGGGCTACCTGTAGTCGAAGCGGATTCCGTACAGCATGAACACCGGCATACGGGCTGAACGTGATATCAAATATCGGATGCCCGGTAGAAGGATCCAACGTGACAGTCATATTGTGGATCGTAAGATTCCACTTCACGCCGGGGTGAACGTGTCCAACCTCATGAGGTGTTCCGTTATCATAGATCTTTACTCCGGTCGTAGATCCATCTCCCCAAGTCTTTGAGTACTGGTAGGCGTTCCCGCCATATCCAACGTAGGTCATTGGTGTGATGTTGACGCCACCCCCGCCAGGATAAGACCATGTATACTTTGCATCTATCGGGCCGGCCAGCGGAGTCTGCACCTTGATATGAACCTCAACCAAACTGGATCCAGTCTCGGACGGATTTGCAGGATTCTCGGCCTGGGCTTCCAGAGTACCGCCGTTGTAATCACCAGCTCCATCCCCAGCTGGCGTATACTCGAGCGTTCCCGGCTGATTGCCTCCTGCAATAAGACCTGTTCCATTCGGAGGCGTAACAACGAATGCACCAGACAAACCCCCGTCCGGAGTATTGACCATCGTGAAGTCAACCGGGACAAGAGCGTTATTCTGAAGAACCCAATCTTCAGACACAGGGTTGTTGTCGAGAGGCACTACGGACATCACGATCGGATCCGGCGTAAGATCCACGGCGATCACAGCCGCTTCGAATGTTATCACCTTTGAGTCCGTTGTAATTGCATCGTCGGCACAAGCGGCCACTTCATGCGTATGAATCGTCACAATGCAGGAAAGAGTCTCTGTGGCAACAGGAGCCGAAGTAAATTCTACATCGAAGTTCCGAACAATCTCATCGGAGATCGGACCCAAACATCCAGCCGGCACGGTAACATCAGAACCGGCCGGCCAAGTTCCCTGCTTCTCAACAGTAATCCTGTAGTAACCTGTAACTCCGTGAATGTTGGAAAACTCGACGTTGACTGTAGAGTCGCCCGTACCGCTATCTACTGTTCCTGTCTGTGACTCAGAAGTTTCAAAACGAAACACCGGACGAATTACCCAAGGATCAGGTTCCGAATCCGTTGGGAGTAACACGTTCTGCTGATTCTCATCTCCGGGTTCCGGATAGAAATTATCCCAATTCGGCTCACCGGGATATACACCTGTAGGCGTTACAGGCTGCGTAGGATAACGACGAAGATTCAGGCTACCTTGCTGATTGTACGGATACGGAAGCAGAGGTGTTGGAATCGGCAACGGATTCGGAGGCCGTATCGGTGGTATCGGCGCAGGAGGCACTTGCGGTAGCGGTGGTATTCTCAGCCAGAGCTGTTCACCATTTGGATCCGGCAGAATAACCGTCCACGGAAAGATCGGATTCATTTCATCGTCAAAGATCTCGGGCTCGGCCTGCCAGTTCTGATCGGACTCAAACCAGATCGTGGCAAAAGGAAGTTCCTCTCCCGGATAGATAGTGAAGCTGAACCAGATTGGTTCCCCGTTCTCGTAGTAGTCGGCCGTGAGCATGGCCGGCGAATAGAACCCGCGCTCCCAAGGAACCCAATCCGCAATCTGTGTGAGAGAGTCAGGGGACCAGCATCGAGAACAACCGCAACCAGCTCTATGACAACACTCGGAGGTTTCGCAAGTCATATCGCTCCCCGTAAAGCAAGGCCGCCTGCATGGAACAGACGGCCTTGTTGGATACAACTGAAACCGTCAGCCTGCTATATCTGCCGCCAGTCGTTGGTGGTCAGACCGACGGAGATCCAGGCCGCGCCGACACTGTTCGTGTTGCCGACGAGGATTTCCCCAAGCATAACCGGCTGGTATGCTGTCGTGGTTGTGGTCGTGTTCGTGTCAACCGTGACCAGGGGGAGCTTGCTTCCACGATACTGCACCGTATCGTCGTCCGCGTTCGAGCCTGTCCCGATCTGACAGGCGCGATCGGCGTCCACCGAACTCATACCATCGCATGAGCTGAGAGCAATGCTCCCGGTGGAGTCGGCCGAGATCACGGACCCGAAGCCGAGCTTGTGATTCTGTGTGCCCTGCTGAACGAACGTGGCCCCGGTCAAAAACCCGACCACCAGCACGCAGATAACCAAGGTGATAACGTGAGCTTTCTTCATGTTCCAATTTCTCCTGTTGAATTGAACTTCTACTGTCCCACCTCGAAAGATCGCCGAGGGAGCGTCATGCTCCCCCGGCGTTGCTACTTACTGTCTACGCAGGATCGGTGCAATGGGCGCACCAGGCTCCTACGAGGCCACCGTCATAGGCGCACCATCCACCAGCCTGTGTCGCGGTGAAGGCCACCCTGTAGGTCGGCGCATTGGCATCGCTGACAATGATCGCCGCGTCGGAGACATCGGTCGCTCCGGCTGTTCGAACGTCAATGGACTCGCCGGGACCGCAATCCAGCAAACCATCCAGCTCGAGATCGTACTCGGTAGCGTCGTCGTCGGGCACTTCGCTGTCCACCTTGGCGCAGGCTACGACCGTTTTCAGGTCGCAGTCGCCCTCGAGGCAGACGGTGATCGGGAGCTGCGTGCAGCGACGGTGCAGGAACAGAACCGCGTCCGTGCTGTACTGCAGAGGTTCGGGAGCGATCCGGAACCGTGCGAAGAAGAAGCCCTTTTCCCGAAGGATGTTCTCGCAACGGTCCTGAATGTTGATCCAGTGGAACTCACCCATGTTGTCCGCGGGATCAAAGTCGTACGCGCCGGCCAACCGCGAGGGGTTGCTCGGAGGCACAAGGGCCTGGTAGACGTTCTTGAGGAACACCACAGAGATCTCGAAAGGCGCCATGATGTATTCCTCGGAGATGTTGACCGCCTCGCCGATCGTGGTCGGGGAGGTTTCGAACGGGAACACTCGCTCGAGCCGGGTTCCGTCCTCGCTCACCTTGAAGCGCGGCGTGCAGGCGTCATGAACGTGCGCCCACCCACGGTACGATTGCACCGTGCCGTACCCTTCGATCAGGAAGTTCTGATCCACGTACCGCATATCCGTGTTCGCGGTCGGATCGTTGCGGATGATCTCGGTCGAGGTTTCGGGGCTGGTGATCAGCGCGAACTGCGGCATCCCGTTCCGCATCCCCATGGAGGCTTCGGCCGCCTGCCGGAAGAGATACTGGTAGATCCTGTCGAGGATCGGCTGCGTGAGCGTTCCGATTGCATCGAACCCGCCTGCCGGGACGGTGATGTAGCAATCGCCCAGGTTCATCGTGAACTCCTGCAGGCCGAGTCCGTCCGGGCTGTTGCTGACAAGGTACTTCGTGCAGAAGTCCATGTAGAACTCACGCTCGATCTGCTCCCACTCGCCGAGCGTGACATTGGCGAGCATCCCGTAGGTCAAGCGGAGCTGCTTCTCGAACTGCCACTTGAAGAGGAGATCGTTCAGGCAGATGTCGAGAGTCCTGCGCGTGGCCTGATACAGCGTGTAGGACTTTTCCTCGAACCCGTAGTTGATTACGGGCGACTCGTAACGGCACGCATCGTGCCCCGGATCGTCCTGACCGTTCGTGCCGGCCGGACGCGACGGTTCGACCACGGACCAGGATGCACCGCAATCCTGAATGGCCGTGCCGCCGTAGAAGGTCTGTGATTTCTTGACGTAGCCTTCGCCGTACTTGAACGTTCCGCGACCGACCTTCGAACGGTAAAGGGAAACGTACTTCTTGGTCTTGTCGGCAATGACCGGGTTGATGTACTGCACGGCGTCAATGAAAGCCTGATTGAGCACTTCCACATCGCAGGGGGAATCGGATCCAAACATGGTGTTACCTCCAAAGAAGTTTTCAACGAACTATTCCGCTGAGTGTAACGCTGGACTCAGCCCGCGCTTCTTTGGCCTGTAACACCGGCCGTGCGCTATCACATAACGCTGTGAGTGCGATTCATGGTGAGAGAACGATACCTCACTTAACCGAAAATCGTCAAGACTTTTTTTTCTCAGCCGTAGGCTTTGGTGCTTCCGGCCACGGCAGCCACGGCATCATCCACGCTCATGGATCCTGAAACCTGCTTCTTTGCAGGGGTTTGCGGAGCCTTCGCGTCCACCTTTGGGATCGCGATATTCCGGTCCTTGAGGACTTCCTCGAGATGGACCCGCTGTGCTCTTTCTGCGAAGAACATCTCTTTATACATCGGTACGAGGGCCGACGCTGCAAGCGCCTTTGCATGGACCGCAGGATCGTCCGTGGCGAACACAGCCTCGATCTTCTTGTTCAACGCCTCGACGGATTCATTCCACGCATCGTTACCTTCGACCTTCTGAAGCAGGATCTCTTCTTCGGCCAGAGAGGTAACTGCCTCTTCTCTTTTCTCGGCCTTGAGTTGATCAAAGGCGGCCTGCGACTGACTCACCGTTTCGGTGTTCATCTGTTGCAACACGGCTTCGTGCTGATTCAGTTCCGCATCCCGAGCGTTCTCGATCATATCGAGCTGAGAGAACATCGGAATGAGAGTGGCGACTGCAGCCTGTTGAAGTTCCTCGGGGAGCTGACTGGCGAGAAAGTCTATCCGATCCTTCGCTCCGATCTGTGCCGCGAACGCGATAACTTCCTCTGCGTTCAAGTCCTCGACGTTGTAACTCTCGAGCGTAGACTTCAGGTTCTCCGTGATCGGATTCGTCTGTGCATCGTACTTCGCGACGAACCGGGGATCCGCTTCGAGATTCAGCTTTCCGATCGTGTCCAAGAGCTGAGTCTTTTCTTCCTGCCACTTCTTTGCGGCTTCAGTCTCATCCCCAGGAGCAGCTTCGAGTTTCTTTTCGAGCTCGGCTGCCTTGGCCTGCAGAGCCTCGTACTCTTTCGTGACACCGTTCAGCTTGTCACGCATCTTCGCGAAGTTCGGCCGGACCTTCTCATCGAGTTCTTCGAGCTTGACCGCGTTCGGATCGAAGTCGTCGTCGTCCTTCTTGTCGTCGGGCTTCTTCAAGAGCGTATCCGGAATCGGCGGCGGTCCCGGAGGCGGCTCGTCAGATTTCTTTGGAGGGGGCGCAGGCTCCTTCGCCGGCGGTGTCGGTTGCGGCTGAGGCTCGCCAGGTTTCGGCTCCGGAGGCGGCTCGCCTTTCGGACCCGGTTCCTGAATCATGTTGTCTGCCACCCCCTTGAGAGTGTTCTGTATATCCATCTTTGCGACGGGCGTCTGATCCTGTGGTGCTTGTGGTGCTGGTTCTCCTGCCATCACTTATCCTCCGCGTTCTTTTTGTTGGGAGCCTCCGGTTTCGCGCCGTAGGTTTCCCGTAGTTCTTCCATGGCGCTCGGATCGAGTCTACCCAAAGCCTGAAGGGCGTCGAGCAAGAGCCATGAACCGAAGTTTTGGCCAAGACAAAACTCCGAGGTTGATTTGTTGAGCTTATCGGCATCGGGAACGGCTGGCCGACAGTACAACTCACGCAGTACACCAATACCGATCTGTACCGCATCAGACTGGACTGCCTTCTGGTAGTCGGCTACCAACGACTCGTTCCCCAGGAACTCCTGTAGGGTCATTCGCGTTCTCCTACTGTTAACCGGTCGCGGCCTTAGCTGACTTCAGGGCGATCTCGTTTTCCGCGAGTGCCTGCTTCAGCCGCATACCGTGAATTGCTTTGGCTTCTCGAACCTGCTGATTGTTCTGCTCCTTGAGGATCCGGAGCTGGAGATCCGCGTTGATCTTGGCAAGCTCGACTTGGAGCTTCTGATCTTCGGCCGCCTCCATGGCCTGCTGGACTGCACGCTGCTGTGCCTGAGCTTCGGCCTGCCGTTGCTGTGTGAGCTGCCTGACCTGACGCTCGACCGCAGAGTACAGCTTGACGAGCTGGTTGAACTGTTCCATGTACGAGTTGTACTCGTTCACGCGGGCCGGATCCTGAGCCATGAAGTCAAGGTGCATGGCAGAGTGATTCAGAGCCACGGTCAAGTACTGGTACAGCTGCTCGAGATCGCCACGGAAGGTTCCTTGGATATACGCATCGGCAATCTCCATCAACGGCCTCATGTGAACCAACAGGTGAATAACATGGGGCTGGTCAATTCCCACGATCGTAGGAGTGCCTTCCTGATGATCGTTGTTCTCAAGGCCGGCAAGCGTGTGCTCGGACGTCGGAACATCGTTCCGGTTCACAATGGGCTTGTACCGATCCACGCCGCGCTGACCTGCTCTGGCCCACACGTAGTCGCGCACGGCATTGTCCTTGCCGACTTCATCGAAGTACGGAGCGATGCTCAAGATCTCGGCCGAGATCAATCCCTTCATGACCGGGGATCCATAACCGATCGCGCGAGCTGCCGTGATCTTCAACTGGTCCGGCTTGAGAAGATCCTCGGGAACTCCACGATCAATACACCGTTTCCGAAAGGCTCTGGCTTCCTTTGCGCCGGGGTCTATATCGTTGACCGTATTCTTGTTCAACGCTCTCCTGAGAACTTCCTCGAAGAGAGAATCGAGCTGCGCGTAGTACATCGTGATATCGCCGCGCTCGAGTCGCGCCTCGTTCGTGATGCGATCGCGTTCCTCGCCAAGCGTCCGGGCCTGCGGAGTTTTCTCGGAGTCTATGACATCGGGAACCTGCAGCCCGACATTCCTGTTGATCCCTACATCGAGGACGTTCTTCAAACCGAGAAGCAGATTGATGTTCGCCTGATAGGATCCGTGGTTCATGATGTTGTAGCCGGAAGGCACAACGGAGAATGGGCCAACGCGAGTCAGACGGATCCGTTCCTTCTGAGCTTCGTTGGAAGGCTGCAGGAGAATCGTGGCCGCGGCCATGCCGCCATCAATCATCGTGTTCATCATCCGATCGTTGAGAACACAAGCGGCAAACACTTTCGGCCCCAGGCCGCGAACGCTGTGATAGGTCCCTTCGCCGATATTCAGGAAGAACAGTCTCAAGGCATTCTTCCAATTCTCGTACCGATCAATCTTCTTGAACAGGAACTTCCGGGGATTGTCGTTCTTGTCCTTGTTGTACTCTTCATCCTCGGGAATGATGTAGTGCGTGATCTTCCCGTTGTACTCCTTCACGTAGACATGGGCGGCCTTGATCTTCTGCTGGATCGCATACGTGTAGTACAGATCGTTGTCCTTGATCCGCTGCTGAAGAGATTCCCATTCCCCGACTTGAAAGTTGTCCTTGATATCGGTCGAGTTGTTCACGGAGGCTATCAGAAGTTCGATGATCAGCTCCGTATCCCAACCGGCATCCTGAGACTTCTGCTTCGTTTCATCGTCCTTGACCTTCTCGAAGAGTTCGTGAACGCGGTAGTCCGTCCGAATAGCCATGAGATCGAGGTCGCCGATCGTAGACTTCGTTTCATCGGGAACAAGAAAGGATCCAACACGCGCCGCCTTAAATCGCCAGTCAACTTCATCTTCCCAATAGCAGTTTCCGATTCCCCAAACCACAAGCTGCTCTTGGTGCAGGAACATCGTATACAGGAAATCTTCCCAATCACGGAGCATGGTCGTGAACTCTTCCGCGATGATCTTTCCGTAGTCCGGATTCTCGACGCCAAGGAGAGCCTGCCGTATCGCCTCGGAATACTTCGGGGTCTTGATGTCAACAAGGGTTTCGACTTCCATCACCAGCTCGTAGTAGCTGGACTTCCGCTTATCGCGGATCTGTTCGGCCTGCCTGAAATTCACGTTCGATCGGGAAGCCTGGCCGAGCCTCTTCAGCTCGTTCTCGTCGTAGGGAGGGTTGCCATCAATCTGGCCTTGGATGATCGCCCGCTTTCGCGAACGCTGGTCGTCGCGCTTCACCATCCTGTTGAGGATGTCCCACGCGGCCTTCGGAGAGTTGATACGTGACTTCGGCGGCTTGCCTGTCTCGGAAAGGGGTTGGAGATCCGTATCGGTCTTTTTCTCTTCAGCCATGTTCACTCTCCTGAGTTACAGAGGGGAGATCCCGAAGAAGAAGCGGGACCAGCAACAATCCCAGGAGTAGGATCTCCCCTCAAATTCAAACCGACTCAGAAGGGATCTTCGGGAGTCGGCGCTTCAGTTTTCGTTTCAGTACCTTCCGGCTTCTTGTCAGCCTCAGCCGTGGCCGGGGGTGACGCTGGTTCCGGTGCTGTGCCACCTTCGCTCGGTGAACTCTCGCTCGATTCGGGCTGCGCGTTCTTCGGGGGACTCGCTGGAGCCTCTTGGGGCGGCGGCGCCTCCGATGTTCGGGGGGCTGAATCGGTCGGAGGCTGCGGGGTGTCTTGGCCGGACAATGCTTCCTTGCCGCCGGCTACCGGCAGCTCCGACGGCTTGACTTCTTTTGGGAGTGGCTTCTTGGGATCCAGACCTTCGAGAGTGCGCTTGAACATACTCTCGACAATGGGATTGACCTTCTTACCGGCCAGCTCCGCCACAGCATCCGCCCTTGTGGCTCCCTGGCCCCACGCGCTTGAGGTCCATTCCTTTCCGTCCTTTACGAACGTTAGCCGTGCGATAACTCGGACCACGGCTCCGTCCGCCTTTTCCATGAGCTGTATTCTTACGCTCGCTTCTACCGTTGGTAGATCCATGTTCGCGTCCTTTCTTCACTATTTTCAGTTTCCAACAATGCTCAGGATATCCGGAAGCCTTCTTCGTAGTCTCGATGATGGTCTGCTCATCTATGAACACATGAATCTGATTCAGTACCCCGCAGATACCACAGGCCATCAGCTTATCATCGTGTGCAGTCCTCCTTCCACGTTTGAGATTTTCGATAATGCTCCGAACACCCCGGCAAGACATACAGCCAGCGAAAGGAAGGTTCTTGGAGCAGTCCCTACAGACTGCAGCTCTGGCATTGGCAACTCTCGTTTTAACGTTTGAACGGGAGGCACGCTGCATGATCCGATGAATAAGCATGGTCGCTCGGACTGCTGACTCAGCCGTTTTGTGAGCAGCGCCATACCGTACCGTTCGTCCTCGCGAGTCTTTGCAGATCCCCGCCGGCATTTTTCCGCAGAGCCAATCTTCAATACGCTCGGGAAGATCATCAGGGATGGGGAGCTTATTCGAGGTCCGGTGGACTGTGACCTTCTTGACAAGGCGTGCCATATCCGGTGCAGAAAACTTCTGGTTCGTGTCCGAGTCAACGTACCTAAACCCCCCTGGCGGCGTCACATTCTTTCTGGCCAGCTTTAACATGGCGGTTTGTATCACCCCCCGAATCCATCGGTCAAGTACAAATTGTCCCGGCCATCCAGATCATACTCGATTGCCTCGAGATCTTTCTCTCGATTTTCCTGTGGTCGAATCGTGGCGCCGGGGTGTATTCCCATGCGTTCTCGGGCAAAAGCCGTGACACAGGCCGTGGCATCCGACAGGTCCGGAGACTGGCCTGTTCGGGTTTTCATGATCTTCTTCGGCTCAATCCAAATCCAGCGGAGATCCTTGTCCATGAGCTGCCGAAGGCAAAACTCCTTGGCCGTTTCGAGATCCAATCCGCGGATCTGATCGAAGCGAGAAAACTCCGAGAAGTTCATCCAGAGCTCGGAGACTCGATTCTTGTAGACATCCTTCGCCGGCCGGGGATCCTCGAGCGATGCGGGAAGATCCGTCGCGTTCCCAACGAAGTCAACGCGGAGAATTCCCTTGCCCCATTCTTTCTCGAGAACATCCACAAGCATCCCCTGGACTCCTGTTGTATCCACGGCAAGATTCTCGGGCGTGATCTCGAGCTGCACACAATGTCGCTTCACCTGTTCCGTGATGTAGTACGTCATGGGCTGGCCGGTAGAGAGCTTCAGGTTGATAACGATTGGAGGCAGAAGCGCGATACCGAGAACTCCCCAAGTGAACATTCCGATCGCGGCCGGCCGCAACACGCACCGATCGCCACCGGAAGAGTACGCGGGATCCAGACCGCCAACCATCGTATAGTCCGACACCCATTCCGGATTGTCCATACAGTGATACTTCGAGATCGCGCTCTCAGTAAGAACAGTCTGCGTGAGTCCTTCAGGCGGGACAAAGCCTCGACGCTGTGACCAGAACGCAGGAGAATCCTCGCCGCGCCTCTTGGCAAGATCATCAATCTGTTTCTGATTCAACAGGAAGTACAGCCGCTTCGGTTCCTTGATCGCGGGAGACTTGAGGCCATCGAAGAAGTGTGTCTTGCCGAACTTGGTTTCCCATGACTCGGTAACATCGGCAGAGACAGAATCCCATCCGTTGACCGGCTCGCTGTACTGGCCGAGAAGATCCAGTCGGCTCTCAGGGTTTCCCATGCCGAGGAACTTGAACTCTTCCCCGGTGGAAAGGTTGTCGGTCGCGTCCATGACTACAGGAAGCGTGGCCTGCATCTCGTCCACGACCAGCCGATTGAATCGGTTGTGAATCCCGATCAGGTTCCCGAGTGCTTGTTTGGCCGTACCCTTTTGGATCGCGATTCCGAAGATCCCGTTCTTGGAGTTTTCGTCGCCGAACAGGATTGCGTTCTTGCTCCGGTAGTACGTGCCGGGGAGCTGGTCCTTGTAGAGTCCGTGGTAGCGAATGATCTCCCCGAAGATACGCTTCTCCAACATATCCTTCGTGGTAGAACAGACTATGGTTGTAGTCTCGCTGGCAGCAGAAAGCCAGTCGGCCAGGATAATCAATCCAGCATCGGTTGACTTGCCGGAGGATGAAGGCCCCCACCACGTTTGCCAATCCTCGTCGCCTTCGTGAAACTCCGAGCTCGTCCATGCCTTTACTCTCCGATCGGACCACTTGTGCCAGAAGTATCCGCGTGAGCCCGAGGACATCTTCTCGGGCCAGAGCATTTGGATGGCGTTCTTGAGATGCTGAAACTTGCCGAGGCCCCCGCGCTCGGGAGTAAGGTTGTTCCGGTAACACCACAGCTCGATCGAGACTTCATTGATGTGATCCGGAAAGTCGAGGCCATATCTCTTCGTGACCATCAGCTCTGCATATTTTCCCACCACTCGAGCAGATCGTCACGACTCTTGCCTTCGAAGGAGCTCTCGATTACCTTGACCCGTTCTTCCGTTTCGCGCTCACCCTGCTTGGCAACAGTCAGGATCGTTTCTGTGAACGGGTAGTCATACTCTTGATGAGCCTCAAGATTCTTTCGATTCTGGCGTAGTACCTTCGCAAGATCTGAATGGTGTTTGCTGAGTTCATCTTCGGCTTCGGCCAGGTGTCCCAACGCGAAGTAGTAGTGCTCGGGATATCCGCGCATTGACTCGAGCATGAGCACTCGGGCCTGAGCGATGTGCTTGCAGGCACAGAGTACGCACGACTCACGATCCATCTTCGAGGATTCCCTTCTCCTTCAGCATGGCCGTGCAGAGCTGGCACTCGACAAGAGAGTTCATCTTGACTTCGGCCACCTTGACTTGGGCCGTAGTCCACTCGAGAACGTGACCACACTCGGCATACAGGTAGTACTTGTCCTCTTCGGGATGGCTCTGCATCTTCTTGACTGCTCGCCGGCCGTCGAGCCGCATGGTTTCCAGCGGCGGCCGCGTGATGTGAGGAACACCTTTCGCGAAAGCCATGATCTCCTGAAACTCCATACAGTTGACGAGCTGGCCAGCCTCGCACTCGAACCCGTACTCCCTGAGCTTCACACAGGCTTCGAGAATCAGTTGTTGGAGCTTCTTGCGTTCCTCGACCATGCTGACGAGATACTTCTCGGCCTTGATGGCCCGATCGCGCCAGTTGACCGGAGCATCCTTCCGCTTGCGGAGCTGACCGGTCTTGGGATCCCGAATGTACTCTTGGTCGCCGATCTTCTCCATCGCGCCCTGCTGGAGATCTTGGATCGGCATACCGTCAAGTACCTGGGCGAGTCCTTCGAGTCTCTGCTTGAAAGCAGGATCGTCGGCGTCAGGATTGGTATGGATGTTAAGACTGTCGTCCATCGTCGCGTTCCTTTCGATGTTCGATCAGCCTTTTTTCTTCTTGCTCTTCTTGACCTCGACGGGAGGTTTCTGGAGCTTGAAGTTCATCAGCTTCCGGGCATCGGCAGCCACCTTCTCGACGCCGGCAACGAGTCCCTTTGGGAGCTCGACTGCGCTCGAGAGTTCCAGCTCGGTAACGAGCTTCTTCATCTGGACTGCCGAGGCGTAGGCATTGATCGCGTCTTGGGTAGACACGGACACTACCTTCTCGGGGCGCTGGATTTCCGGAGGGACTTTCGACTTCTTCTTCGCCATTATGGCCTCCTTGGGGTTACGACGGGTACTTGATGTGATCCCGCATCTCAAGAATCTTCGCGTCTATGTCGTCCAGCGTGGCCTGCTCGAGAGTCACAATGCCGATCCGGTTGATCTCTTCGGCGTGGCGCTTCATGACTTTGAGGTAGGCATCGTGGAGAAAGGCGTCGCTCTGAGCTTTGGCGTCGGAAGTTACGTTCTGGCCCATGGGGAATCCTCCTGGTAGGTTGAACGAGTCATGGGCGCAGGATGCCAGAATCACCCAAACCCGTCAAGCACCTTTTTCGTTCCGCGCTCTTGTGGAGGAATCTCGGGCAAATTCAAGTGTTTGAACAAGATCTCTTCGGTCGGACAAGGGATCGGTTCTCCGTTCCGGGTGAGCATCCCGCCTTGAATTCTCAGGCCATACCGATGCGCTCGCTTGGCTATGCAGTAGTGACTGAAGTCGGCAGGTCCGGTTCTGATCGCGAGGATCACGCCCCAGTTGTCGTGCCGTGCCATGAAGATGTCTACCGGGATCTCGTCCTCGTCCTCGTCCACGATCGCGATCTGAACCATTCGGCCTTCGTATGGATCTCCCTTACGTAGTTTCCAGACCCCATCTCTTGCAGAGAAAGTTCCCCTGAGCATCTTCACGAATTGGGGATCCCGCTGCCTGATCGGCTCTCCGAACAAATCGGACTCGATCATCCGGTCTTTCGGGATACAGACGATCTCGACATCGTGTGGATTCTTGTCGCGTCGAAGCACGCTGCCGGCGATCTCGATCTGATGGCAGTACGGTTCGAGAGCTTGCTTGACGTTCTCGGCTACGAGCAACGCTTCACTGAGATACAAGGATCACCTTCAGGATCTTGGTTCGCTTCTTCACGCTGCGACGATGATCGCGACACAGGCCAGTAATGGCGATGTAGACCACGGCCTCTTTGCCTTCGAGATCCCACGGAAAGTGTCTGAGCGTTTGGCCCGGACGGATATAGTCCCACTGTCTCATGTGGATCACACCGTCCATCTTCAGGACGCCAATCCAGCACACGCCGATAACATCGTATCCTTTCGGGTTCTCCCATTCCTTGGTCGCGGTCTGGATCAACCGGACCTGGCCGCCACGCTTGCCTTCGAACCTGAGATCGTGAGTAACCTCGTAGTCCTTCGGATTCTCGGAACCGCCTTTCCAGAGAACCGCCTTCCCATCATTCTCGTCTGGAAACTTCGCAGGATCCTCTTCGGTCTGCTTGTTGCCGGCAATCACATCGGGAACAGACTGGAACCACTCAATCAGGTCTTGGGTTTCGTCAACCCACTTCCCGACCTTGTCCTTGTCAAACACAGGGATGGGAGTTCCGCACCCGACCCACAGCAGGGCAAGCGCACCGACCAGCAACACAGACAACTCAGGCCAGTACTTCTTCATGGAGCCTCCTTTCGTTGAAGGCCAGAGTACCGCGCCGCCGCCCCACCCGTCAAGCCCTTTCGCTCCGCTCCCCTCCCCCTCTTCCCCAGCGGAGCAGAAGGGAGGGGGGAGCCGACGCCACACACACCTCTGGTGTGTGGCAGTCCATGGTGCGAATCTGAACCAATTTTCACCAAACTGCACCAGCTTCGAAAACAAACTCCACCTCGAGCCAGCCAGCCCACGCGTGCGCGAGGCCAACATACGTGAGAGAGATATTTGTTGGATAGATGATACCGTATGGATGGGGCCGACCATGCCCGTGGAGTGCGGTGGGGGGGTGTATGAAAAAAGCATGCTTATTTCTGTGGGGAGGGTTGATGTTGCTATCCACTGTTGTACTCTTCCCTTGTACTCTTCCACTCTTCTCTCCTGTGCTGTCGCTCTCTCACCTACCAAACCATGTTCGTTTCATATTACCACCACAATAATCTCATCGCTTTGTATCTCTAAGCCAGCAACATCGAGAGGCGGTGGGAGAAGTTGGAGGGTCAGTCATGGCCAAGAAGAAGCAGAAGCAGTATCCCCCGGTGAATGAGGATCCGGTGGTGGCAGCGTTCCGTTGGGTCCGCGCCACCGTGGATGAGAAGGGCCGCCCGAGCTTTATCATCCCCGGTTCTGACCGGTGGGAGCCCGGTGCTCTGGCGAAGGAGCTCAAGATCGAAGCGCGGGCCAAGGAGGCAGGGATCTCCGTGGGCGCTATGATCGACAGGCTCATCGCCGAGCGTGAGCTCATCGGCTTCGCGACCTTCATCGAGACCAAGAACGGTCCGAGGTTCTTGGAGAAGGTCGTGGTTGCCACGGGCTCGCGTAGCTCCGGCAATTCCAACAGCTGGTAGCAGCTGTCGGCCGACAACTGAATAGCGCGGAGGGGTTGGCAAGCCAAAGCCACCCCTCCGGCATCTTTTTTTCCCTCCAGTATACAGTACTAATGGGTATTGGCTTGTGCACAGGCATTGTGCTTGAGCCTATCTCCGTTGGTGAATCAGTCCAGTAATACAGGGAGTAGTATCATGGAGAAGGATGAAGTTGTGGGAAAGAGTATTACAGGGAGAGAATGTCCTGTGGATTGTGCGGGTCGTGGTCCGGAGGCTGATACGTGTCTGGACTGTGCGCGGCTGGCACGGCTCGACGCGGAGCTCAAGGTGAGGAACGTGAGCACGGTCGGGATCATCCTGTTGACCGAGGATCTTTCGACGGTATAGAACGAGGTGGTGTGCTGTCACCAGAAGGAGGTCGAGATGTACTAGACGTAGTACCATGACATAGCGTTGCCGCTGTGGCTCCTGTCCCGTAGCCTCGGGCCCAGGTCCGGGGCTACACGATCGGAACTACATATCTACCATAGCCTGCAGTCCTGCATGGGATCGCAGGCTTTTTTTGTCGGAGTAATAACAGAAGGAGGAAGAAGAATGAACACGATACAGGTCATGCTCGGACTGATCGCAGTCGCCGGCCTCCAGCTGATACTGCTGGTCGCCCTGGCAGGTGTGGACAAGAAGCTGGACTACATGAACGACCAGTTCAGCACGCCAATCTCCGTCGAGTGCAAGGGCTACGATGAGGTCGAGGCCCTGCTCGAACGCCTGCCATGCGTGTGTACGAACGTCCACGCCAAGGGACTTGAATACAGGGATCGCTGAATCTTCTTCCCCACAACTAGAGTCCTGCCGGGGAGACTCAACCCTCTGCCAACGGCAATGAGCGCACGGTAAGATCGAACCGGCAGGTACTCGAAAGGAGGACAGTACCATGTTCGAGATCATGAAGAAGGGGAAGGTGTACCTCACGGTCAACAATTTCAGAGGAGAACGAGTAGCCAGGCAGTTGCTTGCCATGCTCCACGCCTACGGTCATAGGGACTGCAGTCTGTGGCGCAACGGTGAGTGTATTGTCGAAGCACAGAAGGAGGAAGCAATCCGATGCAGCTGATATTCATACTGGTTCTCATGGCTCTGGCCTTCGTCTACCTGTGGAAGAAACAGTGGACGAAGAAGGAGCCTGCGGGATACACGCTGGAGGATCCAGTCGTGAAGGGCTTGGCTCAGGTCGAGCTCGAGGAAGTATACTGTCAAGACCGACTGCACGTTGAGCCCGAGCCTGCCATCAAGCACACCCCACCGACGAAGTACCTGTCTGATACCGACATCGAGAGATGCGTCTATATCGTGGACCTCATGCTGTTCGGCGTGCCGGCCACGCCTGCAACCGAAGTGCCTGCCTACATCTCTGCCTTCCTGCAAGAGACAACCATGAACGAGGCCGAGGTCCTGGCCCTGTCCGAACGCATCTTCAAGTGGATCAACAAGAGACACAAGGAGCGCCTTGGTCATGACCGCTAGTGGATGGTATCGGCACGGAGTACAGTGGATTCTCGTAGATCAGGGCGGCGCCCCTGAGTACTGGCTTGACCAGAATCCCAATGCCGGCTCGATCTTCGCCGAAGCAAAACGGCTCGGCATGGACATCGTTTGGATATGCTCTGCGCTCCCGGTTCCCGGGAACGTACAGTATACAGGAGAAGTAATCGTAAACGGCGAACGCATGGACCGGAACCAGGCCAAGGCTCGGGCCTCTGCGTATGCGTTCAACAACAGGAGGAAGAAGTCAGCATGACACCGGCAACAGAAATCATCGAATGGCTGAAAACCTTCGATCCGTTCGAGGGTATCGGCATAGACGATGGCGGCTTGGCTCTGACCAACGAGAGTCAGGACAAGACCTTCGAGATCGGCGGGATCCCCACGGTGTTCGACAAGATCGAGGACACCATCCATGACTGGGCCGGCAACAAGTACCCCGAGATGGACGCGAACGAACGGATGGACCTGACCAACCGGATCATCAAGGAGCTCAAGCTATGAGTCGCTGCAATCTCTGTACTCTGAAGAGTATCAGGCACAGCCTGAAGGGAACCGGATCCCGGATCCATCTTCGGCCGTCCGGTTTCATGGGTGGCATAGACGTATTCGTGGTTCCGAAGGGAAAGAAGCTGCCGCCCAAGTCCGAGATGATCGAACCGAACGACGAGTATCCGAATGGCAACGAAGCCTACTCCAAGTATCACCGTGCGTGGTTCATGGAGATCGGGAAAAGGTGCTGTTGTGACTAATGAAATGCAAACACAACCTGAACCAGAAGAACGAGTGCCAGAAGTGCCGGATGGTCCGTCGAGTCCAGCAGATGATGAAGGATCTCCCCCATCTCAAGGCGATGATGGGTGGAACATTCGTTGTCGTTGTGGACACGAAGCCCCGCTCGACTCGTTCACATCGGACAACCCCAGGCTCAAAGGCTGGTACGTCTGTCCCGGCTGCAAGATAGTATTCAAACCCGAGAACGGGAAGCTGATCGTGATGCAAGAGGACGGTCCTTTGTGGGACCGAATCCGGCTCGATCGGTTGAAGGCTCGCCTCGAGCGAGAGAAACAGGAACGCATCGAAGAATGGGAACGACTGAACAAGGAGGATCACAAGCGATGGCTGGCAACAAGAAGAATCCTGAAGAAGAACAACATTCCACTCCCAAACGAAAGGTGAACGCCTTCGAGTACCTGTGTATCTACGATGAACGGAATCCCAATTCCGAATACCTGATCATGGTTGACGACGAGGACAAGCCCAAGCCTAGGAGAGACTGTGCCTGTGACAACTGCTTCTACGGGAGAGACGAGCTGGCCCTCGAGATCATCCGATTGCAGGAGGTCATTACCCACGCCTTGAAGATTGCCGGGAACAGGTCGGGCGCCGGCCAGAGAATCAGGCGTATCGTGGTGGCGCTGCAGTCAGCCAACAGATTCAGAAAGGTTCCTCATCCTCATCGGGCTCGGGCTCAACGTCAATCAGATCCCCGACATCTTCGGGAGACTTCGGATCCGGACCGGGAGGATTTTGTGGAGCGCTCGGAGTAGGAACGAAATTCGTATTGATGAGGACTGCCACGCCTGTAGGTCCACCAGCTCGGCCGCCTGCCTGGTCCAGACCAACGACCCTGCCTGTGATATTCCCGCTTGCCTGAAATGCCTTTGATACAGACAATAGATCATCCGGCTTCAAGTTCTTCTCGTCCTCTGTGGCCTTGTCGAGTATCTTCTCGGCATGGTCCTCGATCTTTTCTCCGACAGTGAGATGGCGCTTCATGACACCGACCCGACTCTCTTGGACAACACGGGCTGCTTCGAAGTCCGATCGCTCCTGCAGATCTTTCTCGAGGCGGCGCCGTTCGTCGGGCCATTTGTCATGGAAATGCCAGGAACGTACCGTGTTCAACGGAACGGCAACACGGCCGGCAATCTCGGCCAGTGTGAGTTTGGTCGTGAGGTAAAGCTCTCGGGCTTTCACCTTCACATGAGGAGGATGGACACCAACAACGTGTTTCTCTTCAGACATCGGTGGAACGATACCACCAGAAAGGATAGGTGACAAGATGAAATTCATGAAGTGGATCCGTGGACTCGGGGAGAAGAAGGCCAAGGGACCGAAGGTGTCGCACTTCGAGCGGCCCCCGATGGCAGCTCCGGTGATCCCGGTAGCCAGGAGAACGCAGAAGAAAACGAAGGCCGTCCGGATCCCAAGCAAGATCAAGCGGGCCCGGAAGAAGGCACGCCGGATGAGGAAGCTCCCGGCTTGCAGGCCAACGTACTGAGTACTTGTATTACATCATAAGGGTAAACCGTAGATGTGCGCTACTCCCGCGCACGCGCGCATCTACGTATACAGTATTCTACCTCTCACCCCGCACAACCCTTACTCGTTTCATATTATCTCCCTTATGATGTTGTTAATCGGTTAATCGAAAGGAGAGAACTGATGAGTAGGAAGATACCATTGACAGGAACAGAGATCCTTGAGCTCCTGAAGCTCGAGGAAAAGAGGGTCAAGTCTGAAGTGATCCGTGGTCCCCGGAAGTACGACGGGTACACGATCGAGGATCGCACTCGGCACTGTGATTTGGTGCAGCGTGCCGAAGAGATGGGGAACATCCTGCCCGAAAACTTCGAGGTTCCGTACAAAGAGAAGTGCGAAGAGTACGAGTGGGCCTGCGATCGGATCCGGCAGATCAAGGACACGCTCGGCTGCCTGGACATGGACATCGAGAAGTTCATCCAATGGCTCGACAACTACAAGAACCAGTACATCTGCCTGTCGAAGAAGATCGAGGACATTGACCGGACCTGCGACGAGGCAAAGATCATCGGCTGTGCCACCCAGGAACGTGTTGGGATCCTGCTGAACCAGCTCGAACGGGAAAAGAAAGAGTGCAAGTTCCGGCAGAAGGCCATGGAAGAGGTCGCCGACTGCTTCGGTGTGGACTACGATGCCATTCAGGAGTTCATTGATTCCATGGTCGAGCAAGGGATCCGGCTCAAGACTCTCGAGACATTGCCGGCGCCGGTGCTTGACGAGAAGGATCGCCTCATCCGGCAACTCACGGAGCTGAACACCAGGCAGTCTACGGATCTGACGAATCTCAGACAGTCCAAGGAACACGCCGAAGCCTGTCTCCAAGAGGCAGCTCAGATGATGGCCGAAGCCTTGGCCCGAAACAACAAGGAGAGAGCCGCATCGAGAGGGGAATGATGCACCCCGCCTGATGAAATCTTATGAAAAATTCACAAGGAGGAAATCCAGTGAGCAAATACATTGATGCTCCGGTAGCCAAGATCGTGCTGTCCGGAGAGAATCCGCGGGGCAAAGCGAACGTTACCAACGGTGACTTCCGTGAGCTCTGCAGTTCCGTCAAGAAGTTCGGCGTCATTGTCCCACTCATTCTCAGGCCCCATCCGAAGAAGAAGGGCTTCTTCGAGCTGCGCGCTGGCGAGCGCCGGTTGGCGGCCGCCAAGAAGAACAAGATCAAGACCGTCCCTGCATTACTCACAAGCATGACAGACATCGAGGCGTTCGAGACTACGATGGTGGAGAATATGCACCGGAAGGAGCTCGACACGCTGGAACAGATCACCGCAGTCGCCACATTCCTGAACAAGTACAAGGGGGATCACAAGTCTGTGGCCGACAAGCTCGGCATGACGCTGCAGCAGGTGAAGCTCCGGGCCAATGCCGTGAACCTGTCGAAGAAGTGGAAGGCGGCAATCGCCAAGAACGAAAACTTCCGGCTTCTCTCGGCCGAACACTTCGACAAGATCGCAAGGCTGCCCCAGGATATACAGGATGATCTTCTCGAGGAATCCAGTTCGCGAAGGATCTTCTTTGATTGGGATGGATACGTCCAGCCCGTCAAGATCCTCGAGCAGTTCATCAACACACACTACATTCATGCCCTCAGCAAAGCCAAATGGGATCTCGATACGAAGGTCAACAGCATCACGGCCTGCAACGACTGCGTGAAACGGTCGGACGCACAAGGACAGACCGACCTGTGGGAAGATCCCAAGGACAAGCAGAAGAAAACCGCACGCTGCCTGGACGGACTGTGTTGGGAGAAGAAGGACGAACACGTTGTCCGTTGCGCCCTGATCGAAGCCAAGCCGAAGTACAAAAACCTGCAGCTCGCATCCGGATCCATGCTCAGCCAGCAAGAGGTCCGAAAACGCGCACGGAATCTCGGCTTCTCGGCCGAAGAGAGCGACAAGGTTCACTCGCTCGATCTGACCGTGCCGGCCAAGAAGAACGAGAAGAAGTCGTTTCATGTGTTCGTGCTCGACGGCCCCCAGGCCGGCAGGGTTTTGCTTCGTCGAAGCAAGTACACAAACGATGGACGGCTCGCCAAGTCCGGAGGCGAGAAGAAACAGAGGAAGAAGATCCGGACCATGAAGGATCGGAAGCGTGACCATCACGGCCTGCGCCTGAAGTTGATCTACCCCGAGCTCCGCCAAGCCATTGCAAAATGCGACCAGCCCAAGGACAAGACACTCAAATTCGCGGCCGCCGTGGCTGCGGTATACGGAACAACGAACGAGTTCCGGTACAAAGGTGAGTGGCGAACCGGTGGGCTCAGTCGTGATCAGATCGTGGAGAAGCTGATCAAGGGTGAGCAGCTGACCCTCGAATCGTGGCACAACGGCGAGAAATCGCTGAAGGCCAAGCTCGCTCAGGCTCTGTGGCTCAGGGCCCGAGGCTGCTTCACGGAAATCGTGCCCGGCAACTGCAATGCACAGGACGCACTCAAGGCCGAGGCGAAGTGCAAGGCTATCGCTGTTCTGGTCGGCTTCGACTGGAGCAAGGCCCTCGAGAAAGCGACCAAGGAAAAGCCCGACCCGAAAATCTGGCAACGCCTGAAGGCCGATGGGACGCCGAAATAATTCGTGAGCCGGCGGCACAGCTTGTGCCAAAGGGATCCATCACGGATAGTCGGGGGGCCATAAGGCAGTTTGATCCTGTCGGCCCCTCGCAAAAAAAGGAAGGAACAGTAATCATGGGTATCTCACTCAGAAACAAGGTTGCGCTGGCAGATCTTCAGAAGATCGTGATGCCGGAAAGGACCGATACCTACTGCCCGATCAGCCACTATGATCTGGCGCAGAATATCCAGAAGGTGAGTACGGATCTTCTGGAACCGAAGGGCTACGTTTTTGTGGATGCAGTCTACGGCACGGCCAGGGAAGGCCAGCGTGTATTCGGACTGTTCCGGTACAAGAACGGTGGCGAGGAAACCGGAATGGCGATCGGATGGAGGAACAGCTACGACAAGAGTATGTCGGCTGCCGTTGCGATCGGGGCAAACGTGTTCGTGTGTGACAATCTCTGCATCCACGGAGACATCACCATCATGCGCCGGCACACGAAGAACATCGAGGACGATCTGGTGCAGTCCATCATCAACGCCCTCTACAATGCCACGACCAGCTATGAGCATTTCATGGAGACAGTCAAGCTCCTGAAGGATGTCGGAATCTCCGACAGGCTCGGATACGAAATGCTCGGAGTTCTCGTTGGGGAAGGCGTGCTCACGCCGACGATCTTCAACGAGGCCATGCGCGAATGGAAGAAGCCCTCGCATGAATCCTTCCAGCCAAGGAATGCCTGGTCCCTGTATAACGCCATTACGCACGGACTGAAGCAGGCGCCGCCGCACAAGGTATTCGAGATGCACCGTGGGGTACATGACGTATTCGTGGCAGAGTTCGTGGCGCAGCAGCCGGACTCGAAGGAGCCGTTCTGATGATCCGTGAGTTTTTCTTCGCCATCAAGGACCGTGCAGCCAGAGGTCGGAACGGTCTGTTCCGGCCTCACAAGGCTGTCCTGCATTACCACGGAAACGGCAGACTCTACCTCGAGATTCTGTCCAAACGTGCAGGAAAGCAGGCTCCAATCATAATCCCATTCGGAGTATTTGATGCTCTCGAGATGGGAGATGCCTTGGTGAGTTTGGCCAGATCGGCCAGCATCAAGAGTAGTAGGGCCGCCCCGAAGGACGGCCCAAGCAACGAAGACCCGGAGGCCAGATCCAGGGAGGATCTTCCAGAGAAATAACATTTGACAGTTGTGGACGCAAGCGTTAAATTGCCAGAGGCAACGAAGAAAGGAGGGCTCCATGCAGCTCACCAATAAGCACGGTCTGTCGCAGGCGTGGATGAACGCCGTGAAGGCCGACGACGAAGCGTACGACAAGGTTGGTTGGAGATCAGTAACGAATCTGATCTCGCCTGTCCGTGCTTCGATTCTCAGGGAACGGCACGATGAGGAAGTCGTGGAGGATGTATCCGATCGTATTTGGGCGCTGCTCGGAAGCGCGTGCCACTACGTTTTGGAAAAGGCAGCCGACGAAGATTCTCTGACCGAGCAACGGTTCACGATCGAAGTGCTCGGGAAAGAGATCAGCCTCAAACCCGACAGAGTAGAGGTAATCCCGAACACGGATCCCGCAGAATACCATCTCAAGGATCTCAAGATCACATCGGTCTGGTCCGTGATTCTGGATACGAAGATCGAATGGGTTACGCAGACAAACATCTATGCGTATGCCCTTCGGACTATCGGCATCAACGTGACTCGGATCTCCATGGAAGTGCTGATGAAAGACTGGCAGCACAAGGAGGCCATTCGGGACAAGACCTATCCCCAGGACAAGGTTGCTGTCGTTCCGATCGAAGTCTGGACAGACGAGGCTGTGAAGGAACTTCTCGAGAAGCGTGTCCGTGCGTTCCTCGAAGCAGAGGAAATGGGCGATGCGGACCTGCCCGAATGCACGGAGCAGGAGCGTTGGGCTCGGCCCGACAAATTCGCGATAACGAAGAAAGGAGCAAAGCGAGCGACGAAGGTGTGTGCGTCAAGACCCGAAGCCGAACGGTACATGGAGGACAAGGGATACACGGAGTCCACCCATGAGATCGTGTTCCGTGCCGGGACAAGCGTGCGCTGTGAGAAGTACTGTTCTGCAAAGCCATTCTGCAATCAGTACCATGAGAACGTGAACCCCGAGTTCTGAGGGAACCATGGCAATCGAACAGAAATATCTGGACATCATCGAACAGTGTGAGGCAAGGCAGGACGAGCTCTCCGAATGGGAACGTGGCTTCGTTATGGGCGAGCCGGGGAACAAGAAGAAGCCGCCGATCAAGAGCCGCCCCTATCTCTCGATGGGCCAGAAGCAAATCCTCGATCGGATCGTGGTCGAACGGTTCGAAGGAGGAAAGTGGGACAACAAGAAGATCCGCGTGGATTACGGAACGGTGAACGCGGTTCGTACAGACGATGGCTGGAAAGTCTTGGTCGCAGACTATCCAGTTGGATTCGGAATAACACGGAAGGAGGCTGTGATAGTGACGGCCTGGCTCAACTCAGCTCTGCGTGCGATCCTGAGTGTGCCGACCGAAGAACTGCCAGATTTCCTCGACGGCCAGAAGGCCGAGGTTCCCGAAGAAGGGGA